CCATTGCCAAATCGTATGCTTCTTCTTCGGTGAGTGTTATGCCTTTGAGCGGTACTCCTGCATCCCAACGCCTTATATCAAAGCGCGGGCCTAAATCGTCGCCCCATTGGACTATGTTTAGTTCTTTGGTTATCGGAGCATTTTTGTTGCCGAGCGTTGCGAGCTTCTCTATAATTTCAAAATCTGCGTCGTAGTACATATCGCACCTCCTGCGATATTATACAATACAGAATCAAATTTGTCAAGTGTATTTTAAAAAGCCGTCAGAATTTCTGCGGCTTATTGTATTGCGTTTTCGTATGTGATTATGATTTTGATGCCGGAACCCGTGTTGTAAATGTCATAGCATTTTGCGTTGAATGTAGCCTCGGCAAACAAGCGAGAGAACACGCTTATTTCTTCGGGCGTTTCAATTGACATCAGCAGATCGTTGTTTATCTTATTAAGCGACAAACTGAAATTGTCGTTTTGCCCGAAACTCGATAAGATTTTCTCAAGCAAAATACAACTCTCGGCGACGTCATGCTTGATTGTTACGCCGTTAGTCCGGCAGAATTCCGACAAGATTTCTTCAATGTTTTCGTTCACTCTCCGAGCTCCTTTACGTCATAATAATTGTGATATACAAACATAATGTTTACCTTTCCGTCAGTGCGCGGTATGAACACAATATGCGAGAAGAGCTTAAGAAGCAGCGCTTTAAAAAGTCCCTCATTTTCGATATGAATTCCGTTGGCAATCATTTCAATTCTCGCGTCACGCCAGACGAGTTGTTTTAACTCCGTGTTCGTCAAGATGTATCCGTGATTCTTGTGGGCGATTTTACGCAGTTCTTCTGTTGCGATTTTGAAACCTTTTTCGACCTTTGGTTGAACATACGAGAAATAATATTTACCGTCGTCAAACTCTTTCCGGTTCAAATCCCGCAGATATTCTTTTGCAGATTCTCGCAGCGATTCGTCTAAATCGTCAGATTCCGATATGCAATCCAAAAGAGCTCGGTACTCTTCGCCGAGATTTTGGATGTTTTTTTCTTCCCATTCCTTGGCATACTGCTCTTTTTCCTCGATGATTTTTCCGTACCTCATTGCAACATTCGGATCATAATCGTCCGCCATATCTGATATGCGACCGTGACCGTACTGTGCCTCGCCATAATCATCGTAGTCTTCCAGATTATCCAAATCTTCGTCGCTGAAATCCGGAATGTTTTTGTTAGGATTTTGCACTTGACACCGTTTCCTTTTTTATTTTTTCTATATTATAACACACTCCTTATTATTTTGTCAATACAGTTTTCAAATTAACTGCACGACTTCCGTTTAGTATTTCGCTGACTTTCGTCACCCACTTCGCGCCACGCGGAGGCATACTAATTGCGAAGCAACACAAACGTGTGAGCGGGAGCCACGGAAAATGCTAAAACCGTAAGGTTCCCGCCCGGCGTTTGGTATAATATTCAACGCTGATTTGTGGCTCAGACGTAGGAAGCCGTGTCTTTGCTCGTCGCTCGACCCAGCGAGGTATGCACCCGTCGTTAGTGACGCTGACTCTCACGGATAAAAGCGTAGCCGTAAGTCGCTTGTTTTTTTGCGGACAAATTTGCCCGGAATACTTGACAAACCGATAAAAATATGTATAATAAGAATTGTAGTGTTTATTGCATTTCACTACAAACCTAATTATATTTTTTTGGGAAGCCCGCGGTCGATTGACTGCGGGCTTTTCTTTGGATTTATATTTTGAAATGCAGAGCGAAAAGGCGGGAGATTTTCCCGCCCGTTTTTGACTGACTTTTTATTACGCTTCCTGCGCTCTGACTTTGGGATATACGACCTCGTATGCAAGACCGGTTACGAGGTGCAACAACACGGACAGTATTATGCTGTCTATCGTGCCCTTGTTTGCAGTCTTGACTTTGCCGACACCGCCGAAGCCCGTGAATGTTTTGATTACGAACTGCGCGTCATTTATATTGACTGCGTAGCGATTGACGCCGTCTTTCTCGTCGTAGATTATATCGTCGATTATGCCCTGCAAAGTGCCGACGATTTTGTCGGGCTTAAAGTCGTCGATAGTGTAGACGGCTTTCGCGTCCTTTGATACGCGATACGAGCCTATATCAAACATAAAGCCGATTGCGTCGCTCGTGATTTGCGTAAGGATACGACCAGCGTCCTCGACTTTGAGCACCCACTCGAAGTCACGCGACGCATAGTCGCCCGTAGTCTTTTTGCAGAACGCGTCGTATGACTTCAACGACACATAGCGTTTGCGTTCCATAAGCGTGCGCTCGAACTTAACGACCTCTTTCGCGACACCGTCCTTATCGACCTCTTTCGCGGTCTTGGTACTGTCTTTATGCGCGAGGATCACATACGTGCACGAGCGCAAAACGCTGTGCATTTTGTCTGACGCTTTTGCGCAAGCGGTGAAATGCTCGACCATAGCAGAGTGCGCAAACTCTTTTTCAAGATCTTGTAATTTTTCCGTGTCCTTTATCGACAGGGAAAGTTTACCACTATTCCTGTGCTCGTTATAGTCATTGATTGACTTTTCGATTTCCGCGCGTATAGTGGCGGTTTTGCGGATTTTCTTTTCGTTCTCCATTTTCGGAAACCTCCATAAAATTATTTAATTGTTTGCCGTCGTGCTTGTCGCCGTTGCCGTCGCCTTGCCGTCGTGCACTTTATAGAGAATTGACGGACGGCAAAAACGGACAGTCGTTTTTCACAAATTTTCGGAATTTTTCGGCACGGCTTTTGTGCAGTTTGCACAACGCTATTATATTTATTTGAACGAGCGTAAAAACAACATCTGTTTATTTATCTTTTTCCGAGAGTACGCGCACACGCGACGCTTTAATAAGCGCAAACAATACACGCATAAAACCGCGCACGTTGTCGCCAGCATAACGCGGATTTCCGCCAAATAGGAATAAGATAATATCACATTGATTGATTATGTTTATTCCGAGAGTACGCCCGGGCGTGCGCGTATATATGCGTATAAAAAAGAAAAGCGACGGCTTGTCGCCGTCGCCGTTTTGGTATGCCGTCGCTTATGCCGTCACCGTTTGAATTTTTGCGCCTATTTTTGCGATATGACGACGGACGGTTTTATCACTTGTCGCCGTCATATCGGCTATTTCTTTTTGACTATATCCAGCGACTATATACTCGCATATAAGTCTGTCATACTTGTCGTTTATATCATACTCTATATAAAAATCATCAAGATTTCTATAATCAAAGTTTTCAAAGTACTTGATTGTTTCAAGTGCCGTCTGTTTTTCGTTGTCGTCGTCGCCGTTGTCGTCGCCGTTGTCGTTGTTTTCCATAGCCGTCATACTTTTATTTAAGTTAGATATATAATTGTCAACGGCTCGGCTTGCAAGTGCTTTGACTGTTATTTTACGAGTGCCTTTTTTTGTTTTAATAGCAACCTCGTCATACGGCATCAGACCATATTTTATAAAGTGTTCCCATAAGACAAGATACGCGGTTATAATTAAATCGTGACCGTTGCCTTGCGTATCGTCGTTTGTGAATTTTTTGTTAAGACTGTCAATCGTCGCCGTCGTGCGCTCCGTCATTGTTTTCAAGCCGTCGTCGTGCGTTTTTGCGTACTCTTTTGCGAGTATCTCACGAGTTTTTTCTAACTCGCGCATAATACTGCAATACCCGTCCGCGTTCTTATCACGCATATAATCGGCGTAGGTATCACGGAGCAAATCATCATACAACGGCAAAGCCGTCAAGCACTGTTTACGGATAAGCACGGGACGGACGGCAAAGAAAGCCGTCTTTAAAAACAAGTGTTCTATATACTCGTCAAAAGAGTCAAAATCTGTCTTGTCTTGATAGTTTGTTATTATCTCTGTGAAAGTAGATATTATAAGCGTCTGTCCGTTAAGCGTTATCGCTTTCAAGCCGTTGTTTAAAATCCTTGTTTTTTGCATTTTTTTAATCTCCTAAAATATATTTTTTTATTTTGATGTAAAGCAAGTTATAAGCGAAAACTGCTTATCCTCCGTTCACAGTCTGTTAATTTACCGTTAACTCGCCGTTCATCTGTAAACAGTATAGCACAAACGGACGGCGAAGTCAAACCGACCTACTGCGTTATATTACAGGCGCGTATGCAGTAGGAAGAACCTATCGCCGTTTTCGACATTTTTGTAAATTGTTTGTGAACGCCGTTTGAACGGCTCTCCCTTATATATATACGTGTATAATACTACGTGCACGTGCGAGCCCTCGGAATAAGCGTAATAAATCAAATCAGATTTGAATATTATGTTAATTCCGAGAGTACGCGCTTGTGAATATTTTAACAAAGTTAATATATTTGTTATAAGCGTTAATTGATTGAGCGCAATTATATCGCATACGACATAATTTTGACAAGGTGTAAAGCAATTTACTTTACACCCTCTGTTTCTACACGCTCTCGGGTGTTTCGTGAAAATGGGGCGTACAAATAACCGTTTTACGCCTACACCGTACGGTTTTCACCGAAAACAGAAACGCAAGACCGCCCAAAGCGGTTGTTAGTTCCCCACCACTGCCCCAGTCCCCACGGTTCCCCCAAACGAAACACTCTCGTTCCCCATTTTGAAAAAGCATTCTGACAATTCGCACAAAGGAAGTGGAGCCTCTTATATCCGGGCGCACAAACTCTCGGGAGAAACCTGAAGAAGAAAGAGAGGAGAGCCCTAAAAGAGAACGGGCGCTCCAAAAGAAGAGGAAAGCTCGAAAACAAAGTATTTGACGACAGCTCCACTGCGCGAGAGGGAGAAGAGGTGGTGCCTTCGGCATTCGGTTGCCTTCCGGCAGTCCGAGGGGAGCGGGAGTCAGAGAGATTATTTCAAGTCGGAGACATCCAAACGAGCGATCTGAGAGGGGGAGGAATCTGAAAGGGAAAGGAGAGCGAGTGGGTAGTAAGGAATAAAAATAATCTCTATAAGACATCGAACTTAATGTGAATTAAACTTCTTATAAGTGGAGAATAAATGCTTCTTAGTTAAATGGACATCTCTTTTATAAGCTATCTAATATTACGTGATATAACTACCTTTGTATAGTAGAAATCGTTGTCTATAACACTAAGAAGTATAACACCCGATGTCTATACTTCTTAGTATAGTAGCATACTACATAGAAGTATAACACCCGATGTCTATACTACAGTCTGTATTGCGATAAACTTCGTTTATCGCTTTTTGATTACCGAAGGTAATCAAAAAGAAATGATATATTTAAGTTCTAATAAATGACATCGAATATAACTTGAATGTGTAACCTCTGTATAACTTCATTATCACTATACTTAATATTTATTGTTTTATTATATTTATTTATATAAGGAGGGGTGCCCTCCCGTCAAAGCCCCGTCTATTTCCCTTCAATAAATCTCTTTTCAGGGGGAAATTGCCAAATAAAAGCTTATTATTCACTCTTATTTCTCCATATCTTGCAATATACATAAATTATTTACAATTTAAAACTACATATAGTATTTTACGATTTGACAAAATTAAAAATCTGCATTATAATACGCCCAACGAAAGGAGGCAGCGACCGATGAAGAAAGGAGCAGGATGAAGACAGAACCGAAAAAAGTCAAACGCACTCAGAACATAGACGATGACGAGCGCTACGACGAAGACCTGAAAAAAGAGTTTTACAGGGACTTCTGGCAGCTCATGTCAGAATACAACACAGATTATAATTATTCGGAGGAAGAATAAAATGGCTATACGTTACAAGCTTGCGCCGAAGGGCATCATTTACGACGTGCTGAGAAAGCTGCGTGACAGCGATCTCAGCGAAGGAGAGATTGCGGATGCAATCATCGAGGCTCTGGAAGACAATAACTATTATATAACAGAGGACGAAAACTGACTTGAGTAAATCCGTTTACATTGCAGGACTTGACGCAAAAGACATACACATAGCGAATATGCTCTCGCCGGACAGAGGCTACGACTACCGTGACTCTAACGGGCGGCTCAACACCCGTCGCTTTCTGTGCTCTTTGGATTATTCCCTCGACCAAATCAAGCTCAGAGAGATATACGAGAAAGTTTGCCGCAGAACGGACTTCTCTTTCCGCATCAACCGCAAGTGGTATTGCACGCAGGTCATAAACGTCACTTTCAAATACAGCGTTTGTGAATTCAACCAGTGCGGGACAAACCGCTTCGTAAAGTACGGTCATAACGGACGCAACCTTGCGTTCGAAGACTGCGTTTGCCTGTATAACGGAGAGCTCATCGGAATTCAGCTTGACATGCCCGTGGCAAATCCTATTTCGCCCGATTTGCTCGGAAGGTATTTCAAGTTTGAAAACGGCGTCTACAAAAAAGCCAGAAGCCCCAAGACCCTCATCAAGACTTCGGCTTTGCGCAAACAGCTCTACGATAACGGCTTTATGGCAGGCGGGATCCACTACGTCCGTTGGAAGCGTTCGGCAGGAAGCTCCCGTGTTGGCAAGTGCCTGTTCATCAACGAGCGCCTGTATGACAGGATGCACCGGTGGGAGATGTGCGGCATCCACGTCAAAGAAGGCGATACCATAGACCTTGCGGCTTTGGAGTCGTACATCAGTCTTACATCGTCTTCGATCATCGACACCCTCGAGTTGGAGCCGAAGAACATTCTCGTTATTGACGATGCTGAATCGTGTTTCACTGAACCACAATTCAGTGTGTCGGTGTTCGAGAAAAACGGAAAGCTTCAGGCGGAGAAAGCCGACTGTCAGATAAAGAACAGTATCTGGGACGGGCAAGGCTTTATTGACCGCGAAGCAATGGGCAAATACCGTGACCGCGGAATGATATTGCTGCGGAATAAATTCTTTAAAAGCTGCTGCTTCAACTGCAACCTTCAGCAGTTCTTCGCAGACCACGGCATCACGGAAGTCTCGCAGTTAAACGGATACACTCAGGCGGAGCGCGTAGAAGACATCAAGCTTGTCGTAACCCGCTCCTCAATAAAGTATTTCAAGTTCGGAACGCTCGAGCAATGGTTGGCTAATCTGGAATTCATCTATGGAATAGTCAAACACGAAAAACCGACGCACTTCTTCGGCGGGCAAATGGTTCAAACCCACTACCAGCTTTTGAACACCATTCAGATGACAGAGTCCGACGTTTGGCAGTTCCTTAAGCCGACGTTCGACTACGTTGAACTGCTCAAAACTAACCCCGCGGTGCTCCGCCACCACATCAAATACCCCATTGTCGGAGACGAGGTCGAGTTATCCCCCCTGCAAACGAAAAACGATGTTATATGGAAGCTTATGGGTATAACGGATAAGTTCACCGAGACGCGCCTGTATAATGAGTTTAAAAATGAGATTATTCGGGCATACTTAAAGAACGTAAGGCTCGGTCACGTTCTGGTCAACGGCAATTACTCCACAATGGTCGGCAACCCTCTCGAAATGCTCTACGCAATCATCGGGCAGTTCGACGGGCAGAGTATGCTCGGCGTCGGCAATATCCACACCAAGTGCTTCGAGTACGGCAAGACGCTTATCGGCTCCCGCAGCCCTCACGTCTCAATGAGCAACGTGTGGCTCCCGCGGAACGTGGAGTGCGAGGAGCTCGACCGCTACCTCAATATGACGAACGAGATCGTCGCGGTCAACTCAATCGGCGAGAGCACGCTCGACAAGCTCAGCGGATGCGACTTCGACTCGGACACCGTGCTTCTGACGGACAACGAGTTTTTGATTAAGGCGGCGCAGAAGTGGTACGGCAAGTTCCCTATCGCTCTGAATAACGTCGCGGCGGTCAAGACCAAGAGAGCCTACACTAACGAGCAGAAAGCCGAGCTCGACATCAAGACCGGTAATAATCTCATCGGAGACATAATCAACCTCAGCCAAGAGCTCAATACGAGAATTTGGGACGAGCTGAACAGCGGCGCGTCTTTCGACGAGGTGTTCGGTATATACCTTGACGTGTGCAAGCTCAACATAATGTCCTGCCTTGAGATAGACTCCGCAAAGAAGGAATTCAATATCAGCAACTCCAAAGAGCTTGCGGAGCTCCGCCGTAAGTACGAGTTGTTGGACGACGCGGGCAAAAAGATAAAGCCCAACTTCTTCGCAGCGAAAGACAAGGGCAAAGGCTATTACGTTCCGCATAAGAAGAACTATAAGCGCCACGACACCACAATGGACTACCTCGAGCACTGTGTAAACCGATTCGCCTTACAGTTGTCCCGTAAGTTTAACAGAAAAAACTATACACTATTTTCCGCAATCCTGACGCTCACGGAGTACGACAGGAACTGCGCGTCAAAGTACGCCGTGCGCAGATGCGTGTCTATCGTGCGCGGAATGCTCGACGCTATCAAGTCTGTGTATTCGTCCAACCTCGACAATCAGGATAAGTTCAAACTGTATAGCGACATGCGCCAAGACTGCAACGAGTATATCGGCAGAATGAAATTCAACCCCGACACAATGATATACTTTTTAAAGACCATAGAGGGCGAGCGGTATAAGAACATCTACAACACGATATTCTACACGCTGTTCGGCTACCCGAATACGATGTTCTACGAGGTCGTATTAAATTCGGCTAATCCGATACGCAATCTTATATCTGCCGAAGACGGAGACATCGTCCTGTATGGAAAACGATACAAGGAGGAAATACTATAACGGCAAACCGTGATAAAAAAGAATACTTGGTGGACGACACCAAGTTTGTGGTTAACAGAAAATTCACAAACGGCAACAAAAAATTCGACGTGTATTGCGACTTTATTATAAAAAAGCAAAAGCGCTTGTGTTATAATGAATGTCGCAAAAGAGTGCCGGAAAGGAGTATATGAACAAATATATCTACGCCGACACATATTCCAGATTGTCAAAAGAAGAAGCCAACAAAGCTGGCGAATCCCAAAGCATCGAAAACCAAAAGCTGATAATGCGTCAGTATTGCAAGAGCCACAATATTATTATTGTGAAGGAGTTCGTTGACGACGGGTACACGGGAGCCACGTTCGACAGACCCGACTTTCAGAATATGCTCAAGCATCTGAACGAAGGCAAAGCGAACGCGGTGATCACGAAAGACCTGTCTCGGCTCGGGCGTAATGCGAGCGAAGCTTCGTACTACGCGGAGGAGTATTTCCCCGAGCACGATATTCTCTACCTTGCAATATCAGACAACTTCAACAGCGAGGACGTGAACCCGATGTCGTCATTCCTATTCGCATATAACGAGTTCTTTTTGCGAGACACCTCGAAAAAGATAAAGACCTCGTTAAAGGCGAAAAAGGAAAATGGCGAATACTGTTGCTGCCCGCCGTATGGTTACATGAAGGACAAAGACAAGCGGGGTCACCTCGTGCCAAATCCCGAAACGGCTCCAGCGGTGCGACGAGCCTTTCAACTTATATCAAACGGTATGTCCGCAAGGGCGACTGCGATGCAGCTTACGGCAGAAGGCTTCGTCACCCCGTCGGTTTACTTTCTGAGGAACTCGCCCAAGAAGGCAAAAGCCTCTCCCGACTGGAACTCGACCACCGTGCAGCGAATGATCAAGAACGAAACCTATATCGGAAACACCGTTCTCGGCAAAAGCTTCAAGGTGAGCTACAAGTCCAAGAAGAAGAAGCAGATCCCCGAGGATGAATACATCCGTCACCCGAACACCCACGTCCCTCTCGTCTCAAGAGAAGTGTTCGACGCGGCTAACCGCAACATTGGATACAACACGAGAGACTGGAGAAAGAACCCACACCTGCCCGTCAGACAGAATATCTTCAACGGAGTGGTGTTCTGCAGTAAGTGCGGAAGCGCGATGTGCAGCGGAGGAGGTCAGTACAAAGGCTCGAAAGAGAGATACTGGTATCTGTCCTGTACCCACATCACGAGCAAGAAGAAACGGTGTGAGGGTGGTGCCCGTATCAAATATTCAAGTCTATGCCAAGTCATAAAGAACGAGTTGAACAGTATCCTCGCTTTGACCGACGAAGAGATGAAAGACATAACGCGTGCGGCAGTTGAGCGGTCACGTTCCTCCAACGACTATTTCAGCAGCGACGACTACTACGGCTCGTTGCAGAAAAAGTCTGAGGTGTTGATACAGTCGATGCAGAAGCTGTATAACGACTTGGCGGCGGGAGTCATAACACCCGAGCTCCACAGTTCTTTGATAGAGCGAACGAGAAAAGAGTATGAGACCTTGCAAGAGCAATTGAGAGAGGGAGAAAGCCACGAAGACCAGGGCGATGACGTCGAGGAAGCGTATAAGAACTTCTTTAGCTTGGTAAAAAGCACGTCGCAAGTTGAGGAGCTGACCCCCGAACTGATACGCACGTTCATCCAGAGAATTGAGATTGAGCCGAGAGTTTTGCCGCCGGGGTATCAGATTGCGATGCCGAGCGTCCCTTGCACGCAGACAATCACCATTTATTATAGATTTATAGGAAACTGTGATTTTTCGACCGCTAATTTGTGCGAAATCACCAACGACTAAATGTAATTCGACATCCATTGACCTTGATGTGAAACATCATCTAAAAGAAAGGCACTCTTTTGCATTATATTGTATGAGCCAAAGGCTCTTTTTTTTATGCAAAAATTTACAAAAAAGAGGGCATTTTTATCCCCCGCTTTTGAGAACTTGGCTTAAATACTGGGGATTGAGGGTAATTTGGGATGGACTATAGGAGAGGATAGTCAACTCGGTCGGAACGGAGACCTTAAACCCGTTTCCAACGGGTTTGCGATGAAGCGAATGACGGGGTCGGTATCCGCACGGGCGCAGAGCTTTGTATAGGGTTAGAGAGTATCCGCAGACCGACTTAGGCGAAAGCCGAAAGAAAACTTTCAAAGTGCCATTTTAAAAAGTGCCGGTGGTGGCGAATCTCCCCTCCTGCCGTGTCATCACCTCCCACACGGTTGCCACCACTTGCACCCTTTCACTTTAGCACGCTAAAGTGGCACGACTCAAAAATTTACAAAAAATGACCCTTTTTTATCCCCACCATTTCGCAACTTGGCTTATTTGCTGGGGTTTGATGGTTATTCGGGATGGACTATAGGAAGAGTAGTCACGAATTGACAATATTTGACATTAGTCGGGTCTCGGTGTTATCGGGATCGCGTCAAGGGAAGAGGGAAAGAAATTTTGATTGGGCGAATCAAAATTTCTTTGAAAGCGGCAAGCCGCATGGAATTCGTGCTAATCAAAAATAAAATTTAAGGGAGTGATAAGTATAATTCAAATCACAAAAGAGGAAAGCTTGAAAATGAGGGAACGCTTTCCGAAAGTATCAATTACGATTACAAGCAGACAGACGAGTCACAAAAAGTATTATATGGAGGAAGCGTCCGTCTATGTCAAGTATCTGAATAAAATGCGTGAAGAGGAGATGAAGACGTGGACGAAGAAATAAGACGCTACCCCGGTGAAGAAGAAAACCAGTTTATTTTTCGCGTATGCCAACATAAAGATGCAATCGGTTCGTGGCAAGACGTAGCCGACCTGCTGAACAACGAACTCGGACACAATTATTCCGAAAGCACATACCGCAAGAAATTCGAGGCGTTTGAAATTATGTATAACGCAAACATCAACAAGCTGGCGAATACCGACGCCGTCGACAAACTTCGCCAACTGAAAGAAGAAATCAAAGAGGAGCGTTACAAACTCCAAGCGCTGAACCTTGCCAACAACAGAAACCTTCGCCAGAAAAGCAGAATAGACCTTTTCTGCGAACAGGTAGGAGACAGACTCGAGGCGATACCGTTCGAACCGCTGTTAGAGGAAATCCCCGCGGCGAAGAAAATGGATGACGAGTGGGTTCTCACGATTGCCGATATTCATTACGGCGCGAAGTTCCAGACTGCGACAAACGAGTATTCAAGAGAGGAAGCAAGAAGACGTTTTTCTACTCTTCTCGGTAGAGTGACACAGTATGCGCTCGAGCAAGACATCCGCGAGATGAACGTGGTATGTCTCGGTGATACCATACAGGGACTGCTCCGCTACACAGACCTCAAGCTCAACGAGGCTCCCGTGGTCGATTGCACGGTTGAGGTCGGCGGACTCATAGCGGGGTTCCTTGACGGACTCTCAAAGGTGTGCCGCGTCAACTACTATCACGTGCCGACGGCGAACCATTCTCAGACGCGCCCTCTCGGAAGCAAGGCTTCGGAGATCGCGACGGAAGACTTGGAGAAAGTCGTTGTTGCTATAATCACGTCCGCACTTAGAGATAACGGTAGAGTTACCGTAAGTTCTAATTCGGGCAACGATAGAATCGCGTTCAAAGTTGCAAATTTCAATTGTGTGGCAACACACGGACATACAATCAAGAGTGTCAGAAAAGCCATAAAGGACATATCGACGAAAGACAGAATGTTCTACGACTATATGTTTGTAGGGCACTACCACGACGGCGGAGAGATTGCCGCCGGTGAAGACGAAAGTCATAATGTCGAAGTTCTTGTTTGTCCGAGCATAGTCGGAACAGACCCTTATGCAGATTCTCTGCTCCTCGGGTCAAAGGCGGCTGCGAAGCTGTTCAGGTTTGACAAAGAGTTCGGACACGTTGGCGACGAATTATTTATACTCAATTAAGGAGGATATTAAGGTGATTAAGGCTGATTTAGTCGCTCGCATTGCGGACGAGTGCGGAACCACACAGGTTGCCGCTGAAAAATGGGTAAACGCCATTTTCAACATTGTGGGCGAAGTATTAGCAGAAGGGCAAGACATAGTCATTGTTGGTTTCGGAAAGTTCCGTATCCTTCCGACGCCGGAAAAGAAAAGTAAGAACCCGATAACCGGAGAAATGGTTGTAACGCCTGCGGGGTATCGAGTAAAGTTCGTACCGGCGGACAGGATAAAGAAAGGATTGAACCACATCGGCTTTGTCTCATTTGACTGATGCAGAAAGTTAAACCGATAACGCCCGAAGACCTTGAGGGCATAAACGACTTCAACCGATTTATAATGGAGGACTTCCTGACGAACTCAACGGAACTCTCCCCGAAATCGTTGAAAGTGTATAGGTCAAATTTACAAATCTGGTTCTGGTGGGTCAAGAATAATCTTGGCAACAAGTCAGAATTGGATATCAAGCCTCTTGACTACAAGAGGTACCAGAACTGGCTGGTGAATAGGGATTGTTCGAGTTCGGACGTTAATATCAAGCGTGCTACGATAAGCTCTTTAAACAAGTATATCGAAGTCTATTACGCTGATGATTACCCTATGTTTCATAATTTCATAAACGCCAGTATTCCGCGCCCTGCAAAGAACGTGGTGCACGAAAAGAAGCCGCTTAAGAAAGAAGAATTCAAGCATCTTGTTGATGAACTGACTCGGCTTGAGAAGTGGCAACAGCTCGCCTACCTACTGTTTACGTTTGACACAGGGTGTCGGAGGGCGGAAAGCAGACAGCTTTTGAAAGAGGTCGTAACCTATGCTCCCATAGAAAAGGTTAAGGTTACGCAGGACGAAAACGGCAACGACGTCGTTCATCGCGTTGTGATGTATTCAACGCATCCGATACGGTGCAAAGGCAGAGGTGCTGCGGGTAAGGTCAGACGTCTCACGTTTGGCGAAGACGCTATGCAGGCTATTAAGAAATGGCTTGAAGCGAGAGGTAAAGACGACTGCCCGTATGTGTTTGTTTCAAACGTCAACGGCAAAATGCAGCAAGTCAGCGATACGTGTTTTAATGGATGGTGTAAGGGTTTTGCAAAAATCGTCGGTCGTGAATTTCACCCGCACAACATTAGACACACGAGAGCGACAATGGCAGCCGTTGAGGAAGGCATAGACGCGAAGGTCGTTCAGAAGCTGCTCGGTCATGAAAGCGTGACAACCACGGAAACCTCATATATCGTCCGCGAAGAGTCGGAAGACTTAGACGATTTGTTTGAATAAGGAGGTGACTGCATGGCTGGAGCGCGTATGCCGAAAGACCTTCCGAGAGTTACGCCTGTAACGACAACTGCGGCTTACGCTTGCAGTTGTTGCGGCAAGACCTTCGTGAAACAAAACGGCAATTTTATGCAAACGAACAGTCCGCTGTTCGCTAATAACGCAGGGTATCTTACGTTCTGTAAGACGTGCTGCGAAAAACACTACGACAAAATGTTCGCTCTTTACGGCAACGAACCGGCGAAAGCGATCCATGAGTGTTGCAGGACGTTCGGGTGGTATTGGAATGAAGGCATTTACGATGCGTCCAAGAAACTGCTCGATACGTATACCTCTTTGGTTGCATACTACATAACGGTAGGGGGTAAGAGCGGAGCGCCCGCGGGATACACTTACGAAAACAGATTACAGGAAGACGTGCTGCGTGTCGAAAACGGCGAGATTGACGAAACAACAGAAGTCCGCACGGCGACAACCCGACAAATCAAAGTGTGGGGCAAGTCGTTTGAAACGGAAGAATACGCAATACTTGACAACTATTACGACGACCTGACGGCGGAATTCAAGTCGTCAAGTCCCGTCCAAGAAAAGTTGTTGAGAGACCTTTGCGTGCAGCGACTGTTGCAGGATAAGGCAATCAGGCGTGGCGATATTGACGCCTACGAGAAAGCCTCAAAGCTCTATCATTCTACGCTCAAAGCGGGCGATCTTGAAGTTAAGAGCAAGGAAGAAGATCTTAACGACCCCAATGCGAGTTACGGTCACACCCTCGCTATGATTGAGAACTTCACGCCCGGCGAATACTACAAAGACAAGAAACTGTTCCTTGATTTCGACAAAATCAAAGAATACTTCGAGCGCTTTATTTTGAGACCTATGAAAAACTTTATCACAGGCTCAAACGACAGAGACCCCGAATATACTGTTCAGGTTGGCGATATTGATGCTGACGCTGAACTCGAAGAGGAGTCCGAAGATGAAGATTGAGATTTCGCAGTACGGCGACGAGAAACAAAACACACTCGCGTCGCGTTTTCCGAAAGGCACGTGGCTCAGTGACCAAGACCATGTCAACCATTTTCTTTTGTGGAACACGTTTTTCAGACGCAACCCGCATCGGTTCGTTGAGACATATCTGAACATCACATTGTATTGGTATCAGTCGATAACCTTGTATTTGATGTTCGTATGTACCATTGTGGTGATAGTTGCTGCTCGTGCGGCTGCAAAGTCTTTTATTATCGCAGTATATGCTGTTTCCAAAGCTATTCTGTATCCAAACAGCAAAATTGTATTAACGGCAAACACTCGCGGAGAGTCGGCGCTAATTGTGTCGGACAAGATACTAAACGAACTGTGCAATATGTCCCCCAACTTACGACGGGAGATCTTGAGTTGGCACGTTAACAAGTCAGAAGTTATTGTCAAGTTCCGTAGCGGTTCAACGATTGAAACCGTTACCTGTAACGAACAGGCTCGCGGTCACAGAAGTACGGTTAACGTAGGAGAAGAGGCGCGTAAGATCAACAAGAAACGTATGGACTCTATCATCTCGCCGTTCAGAATTGTAAGACAGGCTCCGTATATCAAACTGCCCGAATACAGCGGCGAAGAGTTTTTGGAAGATCCGTGCGAAATACTGTTGTCCTCGTCGGACGAAGAACGCAACTGGCTTGTGAGGGCGGCGTATAGCGCATATAACTCAATGATGCGCAACGGCACGGCTATGTTCATAGCTTTCGACTATTCAATTTCATATAAACACGGCATACGCAAGCGAAAGCAATTACTTGAGGACATCTCAAAGATTGACCCGCTGACGTGGTTTGTGGAATACGAGAACGGTGTTCTACGCAGCAATGCGGCATCGTTCTTTTCTTATGATGTTGTAAAGGCTTGCCAAGTATCGAAGTTGCCATTCTACCCGAGAAAACTCGAAGACGTGTTGTCCCACGTCAGAAATAAATATGCCATACCGAAGATGCCAGGGGAAGTTCGGTTGGTGGCGTGCGATATCGCTGTCGTTGACCGAGCCGGAAACGACAATTCGGCGTTTTCGTGCTTACGGTTATTCCCCGAAAAAGATGTTCACGACTTACCCATATTCAAAGTTCAAATGCCTTATCTCGAAGGAATGAGAGGCAGCGAGTTAAGAAAACAAGCTATTCGTATTCGTCAGCTTTACGACGACTTTGAAGCAGATTATATCGTACTTGATGTGCGAAATAGCGGCGCGGGAGTGTATGACCAGTTAGCACGAGTGTTATATGACGACGAGCGCGGCAAGGAGTATCGCCCGTTTAAGGCTATGAACGACGAGGACTACGCTAAACGTATTAACTCGCCTTCAGCTGAACCCAAAATATTTGTTATAAGTGCGTCTGCAAGATTGAATAGCGATATGGCAAATAACCTCAGGGCGATGATGATTAACCACGAACTCGAGCTTTTAGTGGCTAAGGATGAAGGCTTCGCCGAACTTCGAGCGACAACGCCCGAGTATGTGAAGACAATCAACCCTGAGGTAATGCTCTGGTATGAAAAACCGTATCTTGAAACAATGCTTTTCGTAAATGAAACGGTAAGTTTAAAGTACGAGAAGAAAGAAAACACCGGTCTAATCAAAATATTTGAAACTGGAGAGGATGTAAAAGACCGTTATTCAAGCGTCACAATGGGTTGCTGGTTTGCTTCTCTGCTCGCCCGTGACCTATTAACCGAAGACGAAGAAGAGCCTCTCCAGATACAAATGTCACGGTCTCATGTGACAGCCCTATAAAATTTTAAAGAAAGGAGAATGGAATGCCTGAAATTGAGGCTAAGCCCGAAGAAAAATTTGACGTTTACGTTAACCATTCCGTTGCAGCGGACGGAACGGAAGTAATAACCAGCACCATGTCGATTGACGAAATGGTAAGCGAGCTTGAAAAGGCGGACTACGAGTTCTTAACATCGTACCGTACAAAATCAAACAAACAGTTGTGGTCGGTCTTTGCAAACGAAGACACTAAAACCGCAAACACGCTGACACTTGCAGAAGTCGACAATCTTGCGCAGGGTATCCACGCCGATAAGGATAAGCTCTTAAACGCGAACCGCATAATACTCAAATATGTGGATTCGGACGGCGCAATGGGATACGCATACAGTGTTCTGCGGGCAAACATTCCCGTAAAATATAAACTCACGTTCGGTGCGCTGACCGAAGACGAAGATGAGAAAAGCAAGATTGATGAAGTATCGCAGATAATTGCGGACTTCAACGATACCATAAAAATCGAGACGTTTATACGCGATGTTGTAATGAAGGCATACCTTGAGGGTAACGCTCCCGTTTCAATGCGTATGGACGGTGATGCGGTTGTAGTCGACCTTTATCCTCTGAATCTGGCTTATCCGTCAGAGTATCTCATAAATGGAGACAGGGTCATAGAGTTTGACGTTGATAAACTGAAAACCGCGTTATCAAAAGAATATAAAAAGACGCGCACGAAGAAAGCCGTTTACTTCGAAAAGGTAGCGGACGAAATCAAAGCCGACTACCCGAAGGTTGTGTACGATGCGTATATGGACGGCACGAAATACGTCAGACTGAGCGTTGACACGGCAGACTGTGTTACGGTCAACTCAATGAGCAAGAGATTCGGCGTGTCGCCGTTCTTCCGCTCTCTGAAACCTCTCGTTGTTCTTAATAACATCGAGGAAGCAGACGTTGCAGATAGTAAAGCTCGCGCAAAGAAAATCATTTTCCAGAAGCTCCGTAAAGAACTTATGGGAGAAAATTTTAATAAGCGCGGTATAATCGAAGCCGACTATGTTCACGGCGAGCTTACAAACGCGCTGAAGACATCTCTTTGCGCATATACTGCTCCGCCCTATGTTGAGAGTCTTGAATTCGTAACATCGAAAGCAACGAACGAAGACGCCGCAAAGCAGCTTTCTCAATACAGATCTATGTATTTGCAGTCGCTTGGTATATACTTCCTCGACACCGAGGCAAGTAACTACGCGGGCGTTAACGTATCAGTAACGCAAATCATAAGAAATGTCAATGCTATTGTTGACGACACCGAGCGCGTTATAAACAAACTTTACAGAACCTACTTGAAATACAGAGGTATCGACATCAAGTATGCGCCTGAAATTGTTATAGACGACGCCGAGACTATGGAGCCGAATCTCCGCCTTGAACTGGCGAAGTTTGCTTACGGAACTCTCAACGCTTCACGCGAGACGTCGTTTGGACTTGTAGGACTTGACCTGCAAGACGAAATATCGAAGCGCAGACTCGAAAACAAGAACGGACTTGACGAAGTGTTCAAGCCCAGAGCCACGTCGTACAACACCGACCCGACAGAAGAAAACGAGGGCGGTGCTCCTCAGTCAAACGAGGACAAAGACAAACAGCAGTACGATCGTGACCGTAATAAATCGCTATAAGGTTAATCCTTATATATAACATCACGGAAGAAAGGAGGATGTATGGAGAAAGAAAGATTATATCTTACAAGCTCTGTTGTAGAACTGTCAGACGAAGAAGACAAGCCTTATATAACACTCACCAACAGATTGTGTTGGTATGGCGAACCGAACCTCAACGATGTCGAATTACCCGTTGAAGGCGCCGAAGAAAAAGCCCAGACGCTTCTTGATATGCCTGTTCAGGCTAAGTATAAAAAGATAGCGAACAAAGACGACCTCGGCGGGCACGAAGTTTATCGTGACCCTGTTACCGGCGAGGTTAAATTCGGGACAATGAGTGTGGGAACTCACGTTGCCGTCGAAGTCAAAGACGACACTGTAAATGTTTACGGCGAAGAAAAGACGCTGCCGTGCCTATTTGCCACTTCTAAAGTATGGAAGCGTTATCAGAATGTAGTCTCTGCTATAAAACGACTGTTTTCTGAAAACAAACTGCATAGTTCTTGGGAGATTGAGTACAACGACGCAGAAATCAAAGGCGGCGTAAAAGAACTCAAGAACTATTGGTTCATCGGGAACTGTATGCTGGGTTCTACAACCACTCCTGCGTATCCGTGTGCAGACACACTGGCAGTCGCGTCCGTCGAAAACGAGGACAGCTTATATGAAGCTGCAACTCTTGACGCGACGGAAGACAAGGAGGAACAATTGAAAGACGAACAGGATAAAGTTCTTGAACCTGTTGCAGAGCCGACTCCCGATGTATCCGAGCAGAACCCCGAGCCCGTAGAGCCTGAGACCGAACCGGTTGTAGAGCCTGCGGCTGAGGGCGAGCCCGCTGCGGAGCCGGAGAAAGAGCAGGCGTCTCTCACGACTGAAGACATTTATCGTCATCTGAATAGAGCACTTGACGAGATGTTCCCGAATGACTGGATTTACGTCATGTATATTCTACCCGAGGAACACGCTGCGCTGTGCCACAGATGCGGAGCCGACGAACTCACATTCCTTCTCGTAAATTACGAGGTGGTCGACGATGAAGTTCGTATAGTCGGCGAGGTCGAGGAAGTTAAAATCGCTGTTTCGATAAGCGAGATAAATTCCGAACTCAGCAAGCGCGATGCCGCTATAGCTGAGGCTTCTGTCAAGATTCAGAACCTTGAGTCTGAGCTTGAGACGCTTAAGCCTTACAAAGAAGAGGCTGACAGGATAGCCGCTGAAAAAGCAGAGGCTGAACTTGCGGAAAAACGCAAAGAGCTTGCCGAATACGCTACGAGAAGCAACCTTATAACGGACGCAGAGGTAGCAGAGGGCGGCGCTCTGTATGATAGTATCAAAGCTCTCGACAAGAGTGCTATTGATGCCGAGATTGCCCAGCGCTATATGTCGGGTATCAAACCCGCTGTTGCTGAGCAGGTCAAAGAGAAACACGCCACACGCGATGTGGCGAGCATCGACGACGGCGAAAATATAAACGCCGTAATGATTTACATCAACAAATAAAGCAAAGGAGATAACATAATGCTTAGAGATTTAATAGTCAACGGTCAGGACGCCGCGATAGCCGATTTCGGTATTGGCACTGCTGCGGCGACGGGCATGGGTGTTGTAGTCGACAGCGAAGCGACCAAGACGGTCAAACTTCCTGCTGCCGAGACTGCGACGGATGTATTTGTGCTTCAGAAGGCACATGTTCTCACGGGTATAAACTGTGCAAAAGAAATCGTATCTGATTACGACACTGAGTACAACACGTTCGCTGCTGGCGACAAAGTTGTTCTCAACAAGTACGACATAGGCGAATACTTCGGCACGGACGCTTTCGCTTCCGGTCTGCTTGCAACGGATGCTGGCAAGAAACTGTCTGTCGGCACGGACGGCAAATGGAAGGTTGCGACCGCCTCGACCGTAACGTCCAAGTATGTATTCTGCGGCTTCATCATGGACAATGGTCACAAGCTCGCGAAAATCAAAGTCGTTGAAGACACGACTGCGAATGCGTAATCAGGAAAGAAAGGAGATATACAACAATGACGAATACTGAACTTGCCGAAGTCATCCGCAATGCAGATATGTATGAAATAGCCTGCAAGACGGTTCACGACATAGCTCTCGACGAAAACGAGAAAGAAGTAGTTGCCAGCCTTGACGAACATTTCAGAAATGTCGGTAAGACGGGCAAAGACAGCGACAAGGAAATAGCCGCGTTCATTCAGCGCGTTGTCACCGAGGAGCTTTACAACGCTCCCGAGGAAGTTCTTGACGCTATATTCGACCGCAACACCATCGGCGAATTTGACGCCTTTGAGGGCGTTTCCGCCGCGGAAAATGGTCTTATACCCCACGAAGCTGCGAAGGGCGGCAGCGTAGAGCGTTCTTTCATAGACGTTTCTATAATCGCCCCGAAATTCCGTAACCTTCAGATAGACACGGAAATCACGTACAAAGACCTCGCGAAAAACGGCTGGAAGTCCGTTGCGAGAATAACCGAGTATGCTGTTCAGGCTCTGAAGAACAAGATGTTCGCCGCGATCCTTGGCGACATCGACGCTGGCATCCTCTACGGTGCTGACAACTACATAGCTGCGGGCGGCGCTGCTGTAACGCAGGCTGCTGCTGACGCTCTTGCTGTTTATGTAAACGACAGAGCGGAGATAGGCGACGGTCTTATCATAGGTAAGAGCGCTTATATCCAGCAGATGAGCAAACTCACGGGCTTTGCGTCCGACAGCATGAAGGACGAAGTTCACAACTACGGTTTCCTCGGCAAATACGACGGCATCCCGATGCGTCCGATTTCTTCCGCGAAGAAACTCGGCGACGGCACCGCGCTTGTTCCCGACCAGAGAGTATTCGGCTTCGCTGGCAAGATAGGCGAGCTCGATATGCAGGGCGAGGTCAAGGTGTACCAGGATGAGAACAACTCGAAAGAGACTGTTAACATCTACATCAAAGACTTCACGTTCGGCTATGCTCTTTACAAGACCGCTTTCGCGGACATCGCAAAGATAGTCCTCTCGTAAGTGAAATAGGAAGGCGCAGGGGCAACTCTGCGCCTTTACTTATATTATGGAACGATTCAATTGCTATTCGCAACGGTTGTTCCGTGCTTTGATTGATAACGGTTTTACACCATTGTATTTGAAGCCAATTGACGAGAATACGATATGCGTGGTTTTTGAAAAGACGGAAACACTCGTTGCCTTTGTTAAAAATACCTATCAAACCGTTAGAGATAAATACTGATTAAGGAGATTTTAAGGCAATGCTTGACAAAAGCAAAAATTATCTGGTCTTGAATTACAGTTCAAGCCCTGTGTGTTTTAACACACGATATGAATCCATACTCATCCCCGGCGGAACCAAAGACGCTCCTGCTTCTCTGCCTCTGTCCGTGGATGAAATAGTACAGGCGAACACCGGCACTCCGCTCTTTAAGTGCGGTCTTCTTTTCTTTGAGCCTGAATATGCCGAAGAACTGTACGACGCTTGCAGAATAAAGAACTGGAAGGACATATTGACCGACGAGCAGATTGAAAACATACTGCTTCACCCCACGATAGAAGGTCTGGAGAAGATTATAAACATCGAGACAGAAATCTATTTCGAGAGATGCTACGGCATTTATATCGGTCTGTTGAACGCCAACTATCCGATAACTGCAAACGTGTCGAAAGTTATGAGAGCGCGTCGCTCTGAATTCAGACGCAATAAGACAAAGAGCGAAATTCAGCTCGTGGCGAAAGATGTCGCTTCACCCATAACACAGGAAGAGTATGAGGCTACCAAGTCCGAAATAAACGAACTTAAGGCGGCAATGGAAGCGATGATGAAACAGAATGCCGAGCTTATGAAGGCTCTGTCAGAAAAGAAAACCGAAGCAAAGAAAGAGGAGACCGCTGCGAAGCCTCGTAAGACGACTAAAACGAAAGAGGTTTAAGAATGCCCGGAACTCCGTTTGCTTCGCTTATAACGTCCTTTTTGCATAAAGTTGAAAAGGACAAACAGTATTTCAAATACTTTGAGCTTACCGATGCCGAGGCAATGGAGCTTGCACGGCAGAGGGCGGGATACTTCTTGGACGAAGCGATAGGAGAACTCATCGTAAGAGCAACTCCTTCCGTGGACTTCACGGACATTGACCCCGTAGCTCAATGCTTTAACTTCGAACTCACCCCCATAGAAAAACATATCATACCGTGGCTTATGTATGAAATTTACGTCGAAAGGGATCTGGCTTACCTCAAGTCCAAGGAAGTCAACTTTGTTGACAAGAACCTCAAGACGTATGACCCGAGTAACGCAAGACAGAGTTATGTAACTCTGCTTAATACTGTAATCGCCAAGACGGACGAGTATATTGACATCTATCGCAACTCTGACAGAGCGTCGGGTGCATACTTGCCGATAGACTTCTCTGGAAACGATGCGGAGGAATAAATGGCGTTAGATGGTATAGCATACTATAAAGCCATACAAGGCTCATTAGGGGTGGATTCTCTCGTTCAGAACGAGATACGCTCGTCGCAGGCGTGGATGCGCGACGAGCTTGTTCAGTCGTTAAACTACGACGAATTGACCGCAACGCGTAACGGCATCCAGCAAGGCTTTCTCGTAACTACTACTGAATATGGGTTTCAGGCTCAGGTCAGAGCGCTTCCCGGAGACGAATTGTATATCGGTGATATAATCGGTTTCCGTGGCGAGTATTGGATTGTCACGGACTTAACGCCCGTCAACCCGTTCTACAGACTGGGCATTATGAAGCTTTGCAATTACGTATTGCGTTTCCAGAACTTCTCGCCGACTATCTATGAACGCCATGTATTTATTGACGGCGGTGCTTATGCAACCTACGTTAAAGGCGACACAAGGATTCAGTACGGCAACGAGAAGGCATCTATATATTTGCCTTATGACGACGCTACGAAGAAGTTGTTTATAGACAAACGAATCAGCGTTGGAACATTGTGGGATAAGACTAACAGGGCTATTCTGCAGTGCAACAAAATCATAGGTGTCGACTACAGAAGCGTCTCGCGTGGCGAGGGCGCTCACCTTATGCTTCTCCATATTGAACAGGATGCGTACTCTCCCGAAAAAGACAATATGGAACTTGACCTGTGCGACTATATTACTGTATCGTCGGACACTTCAACTGAAGGTGTCGACAACAAGAGTTGTCAAATAGCGGGTATCCCGCGCCTTATGACCGGCTTCAGCAGAACGCTGACCGCAAAATTCTTCCAAGCTGATGACTTGGTTGAAAACATTCAGGCTGTATGGTCTGTATCGGAACTGCCCGAGGGCATAACGTATCGCATAGAGGGCGACGGAATAATATTCCGCTGCGCCGACAAACCTGAACTCATAGGCGAGAGCTTCACCGTTGAACTAACTGACAGTCTGAATCAGTACGGCACATATACGGTCACAATGGAGGTGGTGTCATGAGCTTAAGAGATGCAACGTATATCGACGAACTTATAAACTTCAAAAACACGGCAGTCCGCAAACTTGGTAATTCTCAAGAAGTGGTGGGACTTATCTTGGACAACCCGAGCATCGACATGGAGAGCGACGAGGCTCTTTCCGTTGTAGGCAGAGACATACTCGACCACTCGTATTGTGATGATACACTCATTGACGTTCGGGCATTGATTTTTGTGGAAGCCGCGATAATAAAAAACGTAACCACACAAATGAGGCGGGATGAAATCGACGTTCACATTATTGTCGACAGACACTATATGACGCTCGACCCCTCAAGATACAAAGGCGTGCGCGGAAACAGGCGTGACAATCTTGCGCGTCAGGTCAACCAGTTGCTCCAAGAGAGCAACGAATACGGCATTGGCACGTTGACGCTTATAGATTGCGAGCCGTTCGTTGTTCCGAAAGGTTATTCAGGTTTACTCCTAAGATACAGGACGGCTGACTTTGACACTTGATTACATTGATTTACTTTCTCCCAACCCGCTCGTAGTGGAGGGTGTCGGCAGAATCCGAAAGGTTAAACTGGAAGAACTCCAGAACGACGGCGAACATATCGGTCTGCCGTTTTACATATCCTTCATATATATATTGGGTGCAAACAAAAAAACCGCAAAAGAAATCCTGAAAACCTTAGGCGATTATTCGGACGCGCTTATTGAAAAGATATCATCACAAACTGATGTCTATGATATGCTGATGATGTCTACCACGACGATTAGGGCAATGCTTGATGCTCTGTCGTTTTTTATTTGTGAGGACATCAAGTTTGACCCCAGTTCCAACACTTTCATAGTGTATAAAACGAAAGAGGGTCAAATAGAACAGGTCGGCATTGTCGACAAAAACAACTTTGCAGACGTTCGTGACGTCATTCTCGAGAGCAACTGCTTGTCATACAACGCTAAAGCCGATGTAGAGGCAGTCTCGGACGACAACGAACTCTTGAAGAAGTGGAAAGAGGCGGAGGCGATGAATCAGGATCTGCAGCAGAAGACGGATACGGAAGACGCTGCGTTCGGAAACGTCATCTCAAAACTTTGCGCCTCTAACGTCGGCATAAACTTTGAGAATGTGTGGAATCTCACGGTTTATCAAGCAATCGACCAACTGCAACAGTTGGGTTATCTCCGTAATGTAGAGCTGGCTGAAAGGTCGTTCTCGATTTACGGAGGCGAACATTATGATGCCAACGAGTGGTTACATTCCATTCAGGCGAAATCACACAGAAAGGATAACTAACATGTCACGTACAGCAAGCAAGAAAATTGCTAATAGGTATGGTCTTGATACCAAGATTTACGAGTACACTGGTCTGACTCCGAGCGGTTCTCCCCTGCTTACTGTTGACTTTGCAAATATAACGGACATAGAGCTTACCTCTGACGTTATATGGGCAACGGGCAACAGAAACCACGACCCGCAGGTTCCGTTTGATGAGCCGTATCAGGGTTCTTTCACGCTCCAGACGCAGTGCGTACCGCTCCAGCTTATCGCTCTTATCACGAACGACACGACGGTTAATACCGATACGGGCACAGTTCATTTCAAGAACGACGTAAACGGCACGGCTTCTCCGAAGTTCTACGTTCTCGTATCTGACACGGTATGGAAGGACGACAACGGCGCTATACTCAACGAAACGATGACCGCTTTCAAAGTGCGTCCGAGAAAGAACTATTCAGCGTCTTACTCGGGAACAGGCGACCCTCAGTCTGTTTCAATTGTTTTCGATATGGTCGGCGACCCCGCTGGCAATGTTCTCGACCTTACGAGAGCGGAGCCCAGCACCTAATCGAGGAGTTATGGCGGGAGTTGCGAAATATCAGCTCCCGCTTTTTTACTATTATGAAACTTTTATCGTTTGACCAGTCAACGAGACTGACTGCATACGCCGTATTTGAAGACGGTGAACTCAAAAGACACGATTTAATCAAGATAAAAACGAAAGACGCAGACAAGCGCTTTGTAGAAATGTGCTCTGCCGTATTTAAAGTAATCTCAGAGGTAACGCCTGATGTGGTAGTTTGTGAGAACGTAAGTTTACAGACAAACGCAGCGGTGCTCACTTCTCTGGCGAGATTACTTGGAGCGATTGTAGGCTGGTGTATATTCGACAACATAGTATATGACACGTACTACGCGTCACAGTGGAGGAGAATTCTCGGATTCACAAGCGATAAAAATTGCGATTCCGATGAAAACAGCCCGAAAAAAAAGTGCGACAGAACATACTACAAAGAAAAGGCTATTGCGTTTATCAAAGACAAGTTTGGTATTGATGAGGGTGACGACGTCGCAGAGGCGATTTGTATCGGACTTGCATACTTAAAAGATAAGGGAGATAAGGATAATGGCAAAGAAAAAGAGTAATGATACGGTTGGCGTAACCGCGGTTAAAGACTTTCTCAAAAGAGAGAAAACAAAAGAAGTAGAAAGAAACATTCGCTTAAACGGAAGCAAAGAACGCGAGCTGACGATAAAGATAAAGACGGAAATTCCGTTCTCGGAGATATGCAGAATAGGGCTTGACGCTTGCGATCGCGCAGAGGAAGCAAAGCTTACCCAGAACGACGGCTCACCTGTGCGGAAAGTCAGCATTGACGATTATATGCTTTGGTACACAATCATAGCGAATTTCACAAATATAAAAATAGACGGACTCGACGTAGATTCAATATGGGAGCTGATAAATTTTACAGACATTAAGTCTGTGCTCAGAGCAACAATTAACAACAGGGTTCTCGAAGACCTCATAGCGTTCTTTGAAGACACGATGCGCAAGCACGCCGAAGACGACACCTGGAAAAACATAGGCACGAAGCTGAGCAATTTATTAGACAAAGTGGGAAAGTCCGTAGATGAAACTCTCGCGCCTGAAATAAATCAGGTTATAAAGAATTTAGAGCGCGTCGCCAACCTCCACGATGAGAAAATTATAGAGGCGGTATTTGACAATGGCACTAACGGAGCGAGACATAATGCAGCTTCTGAGGGAGTACAGTCGAACTCCTGAAGGTAAAAAGCTTATAGCAGACCACGGCTATGGTTCCGGCGAAGAAGTCGACAGAACTTGGCTCAAAGAACTTGCCGAAGAACTGCGTTCAGATATCAACGAGGCATTCAAAAGTGTGACCACGTCTCACGCCTATCTTACCGAAAACTTGAATTTGATAAGAATCACATCAAGGGTTGTCGGTAAAAAAGGCGCAGTTTTTACGTTGGTCTTCCCGCCTGAAGTTCTTGGACGCTTGTCCTTAGAAGGAGAAAAGAAGGTAGGCAATCACAAATATCAAGCGTATTACACGGGTAGCGTATACCACCGTGAACACGCTGCTTATTTTGACGGTCTTGACGACAGATATGGTGTTTATGACATTATAGGTTTGTTTACACACGGTTACAAAATAAGCGAAAACGCGGTTGTTCCCAAAGGACATTGGCTTTATGCAGACGCCAGTGGAGAGATTATGGGCGAGGCTCGTATATCTTCTTCTAACAATAAAGTTAAAGCCAGAGAGTCATTGGGACAAAGCAACTTCATTCAGGTAACTATAAACAAATTTGTCCAGAGACACCGCAACGAGTTCCCCGACCTAAGGGTTGAATATCCTGCTTGGTGGGGAGGAACGAAGTAACGGAGAGAAGATATGGCAAAAACTCTTGACATTCTGTTTGGCGTCAAAGGCGGGAGCAGCATCAGCGAAGGGTCTGGTAAAATCATTTACGACCAGCTTAAAGGCATTGCAAACGAAATCGCCAGCGGAAATAATAAAGATATTTTAATACTTGGGCTAAACAAGTCTGTGACCAAAGACTTAATCACAAAGCAGCTCAACGATATAATAGGGCAAATAAAGACTAATGCCCTCAACATTGATTTAACCATAAACGGCAAAAAGTGGGACGGGTCGGGTAATGGTGGTAGTGGCGGTGGCAGTAAATACGACGCCACGAGAATGGTCAACGCTCTTACGAGACAAATGTCGGGATTTACGGCTCAAGGGAAACTGCCCGAAGGTTCCGATATGCGCAAATCGTATGAGCAGCTGTTAAAAGAATTGCAGGCTCCAAATGCCGACCTCAAACAGCTTTCTGAGCGTTGGAAAGACCTCAATCAGCAGATGAGGAACTTTGGCACGGAGTCTAATGCGGCAGTCAAACAGGCGAACTTATTGAGAAACGTGACCGACTATCTCAAAGATTACGGTGACGCGCTCAAGACTGCCGACCCCGATGTCTACAAAAAGATATCCGACCTTGCGGACAAGCTTGGTTCCGGCGCGTTCAATCCTGAAGAACTCAAAAAGTTCATTGTAGAGTTTAAAAATCTCACGTCCGAAGCTAACAATGAAGCACCGAAAATCATACAGTTTCTCGGGACTTTGAGCGAGAGAATCAAGCATTTTGCAATTACTCTTGCGCTCGCTGCGTTGAGAAAAGCAATACACGAGGTTTACACCAACGTCGTGCAGCTCGACAAAGCCGTGACCGACTTGCAGATCGCCTCGGGCAAAACCAGAGACGAAGTCAAGGGCATGGTCAAAGAATACTCGCAGCTTGCACAGGAACTCGGCACAACGACAACCGTTGTCGCGCAGGGCGCCGACACTTGGTTGAGGCAGGGCTACGCTGCGGCAGAAGCAACCGAATTGCTTGCCGACAGCACGAAGCTTGCAGTCCTCGGTCAGATGGACGCGAAGGAAGCCTCCACCGCACTTACGAGCGCGATGAAGGGTTATAAAAAAGAAGTCAGCGAGGCTATCGGAATCGTTGACAAATTCACGGCGGTTGATATGCAAGCCGCCGCAAGCGCAGGCGACATCGCAACCGCTATGGCTGAAACAGCCGTCAGCGCGAATAATACCGGCGTTTCAATGGACAAACTTATCGGTTATCTTACTGTCGTAAAGGAAGTTACGCAGGACGGAGCCGAGAGCGTGGGTACATTCTATAAAACCCTGTTTGCACGTATGGGTAACATCAAAGCGGGAAAGTATGTATCCGACGAAGGCGAGGACTTAAACGATACAGAGAAAGTCCTCAAGAAGAACGGAATACTTCTTCGCGATTCGACAAACGAATTTCGCAACTTTGGCAGTGTTCTTGACGAGGTTGCTTCCAAATGGCAGAACTTCGACAGCGTAACACAGCACGCAATCGCCACCGCGTTTGCGGGTACAAGGCAGCAGGAAAAGTTCTTCGTTCTTATGGAGAATTACGGCACCGCACTTGAATATGAAGCGGTTGCGGCTGAGTCTGCGGGAACTGCAAACAAGAAATACACCGAGGCGTATCTTGACAGCATAGAAGCAAGAAAGAACGCTATGACTGCGGCATACGAAAGTCTGTCGCAAACGATTTTGAATAGCGAAGCGATAAAGACGGCATACGAGTGGATAACAGTGATTATCAACGCGCTTGATTATTTGCTAAACGACCAGTTGGGCGGTGCGCTTGTACGTTCTACGGCGTTATTTGCACTGGTGTATAAGGGAATTCCGTTTCTTGTTTCTGGTTTGCAAAACATCAAACAAGCGATATCCGCGATTATACCCAATATACTAAGTATGACAACGGCAACAGATGGAGCGGCAGTTTCAGCAGCAGCTCTTTCGTCTGCGTGGCAGGGAGTATTTGCGATAGTCGGACTTGCTATAGCGCTTATAACCGCTATAACTGGGGCTATTAAACGCTATCAACAAGAGCAACACGATGCGAACCTCGCCGCTATAGAATCGTGGAAACAAGGCAAGGACAACGCAGACCAGCTTAGAAAGTTATATGACCAGTATAGAAAACTTCGTCCAGAAACGGCAGAATACAAATCTGTCGAAGAAAAACTGTTAGAATTACTTGGAGACAAGACCGAGGCACTTGAGGGGTTGACAAAGGGAACCGACGATTATCGCGAGGCAATCCTTAATTTAACCGAAGCCGAGCTCAATGAAGCGATGGTCAGAAGTGCGAATTCAGCAGAGGCAGCGACTAAGGAAGTTTCCAAGAGACACTATTTTGATTATGCGGGACTTGAGGAATATGGGGATGTTCAGCGCGACATGATGCTGCTTGGATATTCTGATAGCTCAGATCCGAACTCTACAAGAAGAGCTCTCTCTTCAATGTTCTCGTCAAGTGGCAAATCTGTTTTGCAATATAATCTTGACACTTTTAACGCGGTCAATAACGCAAAAGAACAATTGATTAAATCAGCCCGAGAAGACTTGCGCACGGGAAAAATCACTGTATCTGAATATAAGAACAGATTGCGGTCTCAACTGCTAAAAATGTTTGATACGTATTTAGCCGAGTCTCGCTCATCAATAGAAGACTTCTTTGAGAGCAATGTTGCAGAGTATGTGCAGTCTTTTCTGCTTGTTAACGACTTATCAGGACTGTATAACAAAGAGGATTTGGATGCTGCTAAGGAGTTTGTAAAAGACAATTTTTACGACTCATTTGACATAAAAGCTTCAGACTTTGTTACTACAATGTTAACCAGCGCTGTCGACAAGTGGTTTGAGGAAGCGGCGTCAAACAAGACTGAGTCTATTGCTGAAGTGTGGCAAACTCTGTCTGATACGCTTAATAGCGACGAACTCAAAAACGCCACATCAGCAGTTTCCGAGCTCTCGTCCGCCATTGAGGAAATGGATGGATCGGGCAGGATCTCTCTCGATACGGCTCAAAAACTTGCAGAACTTGGCGAGGAGTACGTTAACGCTATAACCGTGGAAAACGGAGCCTTGCGTGTAAACACCGACATATTGAGAAGTCTTACAATTAAAAAGTTGGAAGACGCTCGGGCGACCGCAATACAGAACAACGCTACTGCCGAAACAATTAAGTTGTACGATAAGCTGATTGCTGACGCAAAGAAACTGGGCTCTGGAGACTATCTCGATAGAGCGTTAAGCTTACGTGAATATAAAGACACGATACTCGAGTTTGCCGGTGGTGCCGACTATGACAACATAAGACTTGAAGACTATTATCGGAATATCGTCGATATTCGCAAGCAAATAGAATACTTGCGCAATAACGGAGCGGGTTATGACGACCCCGAGCTCATGGAAAAATATAAACAGTATATCGAGTATTCGGAAAAGTGGCTTGCACTGCAGAAGGAAATCATCGGCAATGACAACGATGCTTATAAAGAAAGCATAGAAAAACAAAACGAAGCTTTAGATAAACAGAAAGATTTGCTTGACGACATCCTCGACGCTCGCAAGAAGGCTTTGCAGTTAACAAAAGACGAGAACAGTTATCAGAAAGAACTCGCCTCTAAGCAGAAAAAGGTTGCGGACTTACAGACGCAGCTTATAACCGCTCGTCTCGACACGTCTGCATCCGGCAGAGCCCGCGTTCGTGCTCTTGAATCTGAGTTACAGAAAGCCCAAGAGGAGCTTGACGACTTCAATCTCGAACACGCGATTGATATCGTGAGCGATAAACTTGACGCCGAGAGAGAAGAAAACGAGTCAATATACCAAAGACAAAAGGCTAATAACGAAGCTCTGCTCAACGCATACATTACAGAGCATGAGGCGGAACTCAAAGACCTTAAGGACAAACTGCTCGAAGATTATGATATTGTTGGCACAGCTCTTGGCAATTTGGCGACCGAAGAAAACAATGTCGTCAGCGAGCTTCAAGGCATTGATGCAACAATACAGAAAATCGAGGAGAAAATCGGCAAAGACAACTTAGCATCTCAAGGAACAGAGCATTTCGTAACCGACTATTATTGGAACGGCAAGGGCGAAGATTACTGGAGGCGTAAGGAAGAACAAGTTTACGGCAAGATAGAGAAACATCACTCTGGCGGCATAGTAAGCGACCTCAAACTCAAGGACAACGAAACCTTCGCTAAGCTGATGAAGGGCGAATACGTTGCAACACCCGAACAGATGTCGCGTTTCTTAAACAGCACGCTTCCGAAAATGGCGTCTGTTAAGCCCGGAAACGAATTCTATGCTCCGCTCGTCTCGATTCAAGTCGATTCGGTCAACAACGAAACGATGCCGAAGCTCGAAGCTCTTGTCAAGAGGGCTGCGGACAAAATCAAATCCGATATCACCTCGGCATTTGATAAAACAGGTTACAGAGGCACGACCAAAAAGGTCTTATCATATTAACAAACAATGGAGCCGTCTGGCAATGCGGGCGGCTCCCCACATTAAAAATCAAAGGAAAGTTTTATGTTTAGCGGTTTGAGTTTTTCATACGACGGAGAACTTTCGAGAGATTACGGTATAGCAATCCTTGATTTCGAGGGAACCGGCAAATTCAATACGAATATACTCTCCGCCACGGTCGGCGCGACCAAGCCTGCGTTATCGCGCAGATTTTTTCACGCTGGCTCAAAGATTGAAGCTCCGCCTCAGTTTGAACTGACGGTTGTAAGCGAGACGGCGCTTGACGACGAAAGACGCCGCGCAATTCTCGCGTGGTTATATAACCGAGGCGACTTTAAAATATTCAAAGTCTTCCAACCCGATTTGGAAGGCTATTATTATAAGTGCGTGTTTACAGACGTTTCTGCGATTCAGATAAACGGCAAATACTACGGATTCACGTTCACGGGTATGTTTGACTCTCCGTATCAGTACGGTGAGCCTTCAATCGTTGAAACGACGCTGTCCGGCACAAGCACTTCATTTGCGGTACTGAACGAATCGGATATTCCAGACAGGTTTGTATATCCGAAAATCACACTGACTACCAACACATCAAACTACGGTATCATTGCTATTTATAATAGCGATAACGTGCTAACCGCAACCCGAACAATGTATTTGAATTCGGTTGCTCCGCAGGAAACCCTCGCGATAGACTGCGAGCTGAAACTCATAAAGTCCAACATAAGGACGTTCCCGATGTCTACGTTCGGCGGTCAATGGGTAAAGTTCAACAAGGGCTTTAACACCGTCGGTATATCGGCACCGGCTAATACAACGATAAGAGTAGAATGTCCTGAATATTCACTTGTCGGATTCTAAGGAGGATATATGGTAATATCATACGGCAATATAAAAAACATCGACGATATGGACATATATCTGTGTAAGCCGACAGAGGAACGGGTGGCGTGTATTCTCGCAACCGACAAAGTCTTCTCTGCTTGTTTCAACGACCTCTCGACCTTCACGATGAATGTTCACTACGGTAACCACTCCGAAAGCTATTACGACCTGATAGAAACAATGAAACTTCTGGAGGTTACGGGGATCGGATATTTCCAGATTACCGTGGCACAGGAGCACGAAGACGGCGCGGATAAATACAAAGAGATAACCGCAGAATCGTTGCAGACTGTGTTTAAACGCTTCGGTATAGATATACAAAACAAAACGTATTGCCTGTATAATACCGCAGCGCCTACGGCTACGCTCGCACAGAACCAGAACGACGACACGTTCATACCGTCAATTGTTGCAGAGCTTGTAAGTCAGGTTGGAGTGGCTCTCGATTTGAACATAGTCGACACTACGCCGACCGTGAAATACGACGAGTGGACTATCACGTATATCTCCGATTCGTTGAAATATGCGACAGGCGGTACCGGCATTTGTCGCACAATGGACGAGAATGTAGATTTTGCCTATGATTTACTTGTCGGAAAAGTTGAAGAAGCTTTTGGCTGTGTGGTGTCATTCGATTATATGTATAAGACGATTAAGTTTTATGATATGACGAATATCGCACAGCAGAAAAATGCTTATTTGTCGTTTGACAATTTTACAACCGATATGCAAGTCGAAGAAAACGCAGACGATATTGTCACGGTTCTCCGTTGTGAAGGCGACGGGGTAGACATATCTCTCGTTAACCCGACAGGTGCGGGCTATATCACGGACTTCTCGTACTATAAAGACGCAGTCAATCACAAATGGATGTCAGCAGAATTGATAGCAAAGCTCAACGCGTGGGAAGCGGACATTGCTTCAAATAAGTCCACGTATGAGGGTTTGGTTTTGTCATACAGAAACGCTCTCGCTGATATTCAGATCTATGAGACAGACTTAACAAACAGAACAAAAATCATACAGGATATGCAAGTCGGACGCGACAAATACGCCGAGGCTGCGGCAAGCGACCCCGATACTTCTCTCGCTCATTCCGTTGCAATAGGCGAAACGGTTGATGTCGGGACAAAAAGTTTGGCAAGCACATCAGATTTCTACAATTCGGCGTTTTCTGCTTCTTCGGTAATAATGGCATATAACACTGCGCCGACTTGGGATTCCGCTCAGGCAAAATTCGTATTTAGCGGAAGCTCTTATCTGGGGTATGCAAGCCAAGCCTACAACTTGGGCTATTATTATTTCGCAGACGGCGACGCGTCACGCTCATACTGTAAACTCAAGGCAAAATATAATACATCGACTTCAACATACGATGTTATAGCGTTTGACAGATTTGTGGCTTATAAATATCTCGGAGCATTCACCACGCTTCAAGAAAAGAAAGCGGCATCTATCAAATCTGCTATGAATGCCAAACAGACCATAGCAGACGGTTATGCTCTCAGTATGAAGACAATATCCAACGCGTTAAACATCGCTTCGTTCTTCAGCGACACTCCTGACTTATATAAAGAACTCAAGCGTTACTGGATAGAAGGCAATTACAACGATTCGAGCATAGCCGTACACGATACAACAACTATCGCCGAGCAGATAGACCTTGCGAACGAACTGCTCGCAAACGGCGCGACAGAGCTTTCGAAAGTCTGTCAACCACGTTTCAAGTTGAGCATTCAAGGCGTCAACTGCTTCGCAAACGAGGAACTGAGAGACATAGCAGACACGCTTAATCTCGGAGACGTTCTCGTCGTAGAGCGCGACGAGAATACAAAGTATTATCCTGTGCTGTTAAAGATTACATTTAACTTTGACGATCCCGAACAGCTTCAGCTTGACTTGGGTAACTCCCTGCGTCTTGACGACTGGGGTTACACAATGGCTGACATGATTACAAGCTCGGCGCAAACGTCTCGCGGCGTAAGCTCTAACTGGCAGGAGATTATTGCGTTCTCAAACGAGCGCAGTAAAATGTACGACTTGATTGCAAATCCTCTCGATTCAGCTCTCAGGGCGGCAAACAAAAATATGACGAACCAGAATTTCACAGTTGATACGACCGGTATTCTCGGCAGAGTCATAACAGAAAATCAAGGAGTTACCGATATTTCCGATAAGCAGATTCGTATTTTGAATAATATGATTCTCTTCACCCGCGACAACTGGGAAACGGCAGCCGCGGCATTCGGAGAAATCACGCTTCCGGGAACTCAGCAGCAGGCTTACGGTCTTGTAGCTGAAGCTATTATCGGCAAGCTCTTAATGGGCGAATCGCTTTATATCTCCAACGCGAACAGTTCGATAGTTTTAGACGGCTCTGGAATTACGATAACAATTGCCGAGTACAGTTCTACATCGACATACGCGATAGGGGATTATTGCATTTACAGTGGCTATGTCTACATCTGCAGCACTACGATTTCAACGCCCGAAGCGTTTAATTTGCTTCACTGGACTCTATCGAGCATCAGCTCGGGAAGCGCTTATGTGTTCCGCGCAGATACAAGAGGAAATCTGACAGCAAGAGGCACGATATATTCTTCGGCAGGACAAATCGGTGGCTTTACCATAGCGTCGTCTAAACTGTATTCCGGAAAAACGTCGTATAGCAGCAATACAAACGGTGTGTATCTCGGTACAGACGGCATAGGATTAGGCAAGCAAGCTTTCTATGTCACGAGCGCGGGCAAATTAACTGCAAACGAAGCGGTTATCAGAGGCAAAGTTACGGCAAATGACTTTTCTGTTTCCAACACTTTAAGCGCTAAAAACGGCGTACTTACAGTCGAGTGTGATGCAGACTTTCAAAATAAAACATTATCTGCGGGCACACTTAACTTGGAAACGAAAGCCAATATCGCTGAAATTCAGGGAACGTCGTCTTTAGGTGGTACAACGAGTTCAGCAAGCATAAAAATTACTGGCACGTATTCAAGCGAAAGCACATCTGACGGTACGGTTACACTGGCTTTCACTTATTCGGATATATCAAACTGGAGCAGCACGAACGGCGAATATGCGGACATGTATATTGTATCTCAGTATAATGACCGTTATGTAAGCGACAAAATCTCAATATTCGTTGCGCCAACTGCTGGAGCCAGAATATCGTCGGGAACTTATAGGATCAGTGGAATCTCGTTCTGTGGGCTAAGTTCTTCTCCTGTAACAGACCCGTCTGTTGACCCGAGTTCGGGAAGCCAAACCGTTACAAAAACAGTCACGGCGTCGTATACAAGCGGCGGCACCCTAAACGTACTCAAGATTACATACGGCACGACTATAGCTCCTACCGTTACCAGCGGAGCGCCAGGGTTCAGTTCATATTTGGGTTCTGCAAACTACAGGTGGGACACCGTTTATTGCTTACGAGTCGACCAGTCCTCCTCTCGTGACACTAAAGACAAAATTGAGCTTTTGTCTGATCCGTATGAAAAATTCTTCGATAACCTCAAGCCGAGGTCTTTTTTAATGAAGTCGGATGAGAGCGGAAGAAGACATTACGGATTTATTGTCGACGAGGTTGTGGCTGCTGCGAAAGACGCAGGAATAGACGACTGCGGTTTGTATTCGCTTATGGATGCAAAAGACCCGTACAAGAATGGTTCTCTGTCGTACAGTGAGTTTATTGCTCTCAATACGTGGGAGATACAAAAACTTAAGGCTCGAATTGACGAGCTTGAAAAATACAATTTAAGGGGATAAGGATGTTATTAAAAGACGTAGTGGAAGCAAGAGACGTTCTCAAGCGGATTTGCACTAAAAATTGCAAGCCGAAGCTCGCATACACCATAATGAAGATTTTGAAAGAAACAGAAGACAGCGAGAACTTTTACATAGAAAAGTATCGCGCCATTATGGACGAATGTGCGCAGAAGAACGAGGACGGCTCTTTCGTACAAAACAACGGATTATTTGTATTGAAGGACGATCACAAAGAATTGTTCGACAAAAAAATGGAGGAGCTTTGTGCGTTAGAAATTGACGACATAAACAGAAAAATCAAGCTCTCCGATTTGGACGACTCTTTGAAGCTCTCTCCCGCAGATATGTATAGTCTGGATATACTGATTATGGAGGAATAATAATGCAACCTATTAAAATTGTGAGAGGGACGTCAATGGATATTAACGTCACTATCAGAGACGCGAACGGTGATGTTGTCACTCTCGGTGAAGGAGAGTTTCTCCGTTTTGGTGTTAAGAAAGACGCGAGCGATACCGCGTATCTCATACAAAAGACGATAGACTCGTCGGCGCAGGTTGGCGACGGATATATAATTTCGCTTATACCGAGCGATACGATGTCCTTGAATTTTGGACGCTATAATTACGACATAGGCTTACAGAGCGGCACCGACTACTATATGGTAGTTGATTGCAGCTGGTTCGACGTGGCGGCTAACATAACGAAATACGCCGCTGTTTAAACAACAAGGAGGTTACTATGCAATTAGAAACTGTAGTTGATACAAGGAACCTTAACGGTACTGTATCGACCTCCGAGCTTGACGGACGAGTTGTTACCACAAGAAGTCTCGCGGGAATGGCGGGGCTTGTTGTAATAGACGACGCTTTGTCGACAACGTCGATGAACCCCGTTCAGAACAAAGTTATAACCGACGCACTTGAAGCGGCAAAGGCGTTATGTGCGGCACCTTATAATAGCTCTGCAACGTATGCTGTAGGCGATTATTGCATTTACAATAATATATTATATTGCTGCAACACCGCAATAGCAACGCCCGAGGCGTTCAACGGCTCTCATTGGACTGCGACTACTGTCAGCGGCGAGCTGAAAACAGTAAAAAGCACGGTGTCCGGTCTTTGGCAGCCGCCCGCTTCTCCTGTAGCGGACGCTACGTACAGTCTTGTAAACGTGGTATCAGGCGGCACTCCGTCGTACTCGTGGGCAGAAGCTGTTACGTATGCTGAGCTGCTCGCAAACGAATGGGGCAACTAAGAAAGGGAAACAAACATGATTGTTATAAATGAATTTACGTTCTTCGACAACGCCGCAGCGGAAGGTTATAGCCCGGAACTCACCAACAACTATGGCGAAAGTCTGGTTTTAACCGTAACCGGCAACTTTGTCGGAACTATCGAAATCTATGGAAAGAAGAACGACACGGCGTTTAAACTCGCTCTCGTTGATTTACAGACCATAACGATAATTGACGATATTACCGCGCCCGGCGCATATACCGTTGTAAGTCCGTATGGTTTTTCTGAAATCGGAGCGGTTATATCGAGCTACACGAGCGGATCTGTAACCGTTACCGGCAGACTCTGCAAAAGCTGAGAAGGAGGTATAGAATGTTAGACGACGCTTTATATCTCGCAATGATTGCCAAATCGAACGCGGGTGACATCACAATCGAAACACTGAACGTCTCGGCAGACGGCACATACAATGCCGGTGTCGGCAAAGCTTATAACCCCGTCATAGTAAATGTTGAAGACGGAGTATATGCAGAACTTTTAACTAAGAATTGGGGGAATTAACATATGCCTACAGATAAAGAAATATTTGAAGAAAAAATGGACGCTCTTGCCGACGCAATTAACGCAAAGTCCGGTTCGACAGGGGCAAAGAATCTTGACGCGCTTAGAACTACCGTTGAAAATATAAGCGTGGTCGACGAGGGAGCGATAGCCCCCGAATATGACGAGACTGTCGCGTATCAAATTGGCATTTTATTTTCATACGCCGGAAAATTGTATTACACAATAAAGAGCGCGCCTGCAGGGACTTCTCCGACAAACACAACGTATTTCCGCGAAGCGAGCGTTGCGGGCGACTTTATTTCCATTATAAAGATAACCGACACGGCGATTACGCTTGGCGACGTCAACAGCATTCTTAACGGAACGGGCGGTATCAACCCGAGAGGGCTACATATAATGTTTGACGTCGGTGCGCTCGGCGCGTCAATGTATCTCTGCACGATTTATCTTGACACTACGACCAACGTATACAAGATATTCGACCTCGTTCTCGGCAGAGTTGCAGAAGGAACTTACGACGCCACAAAACTTCTGACGATGTGCATCGCTAACGCTGACGTCATTGCAACACAGCATCAGATAGACGCTTTGCAGAAAGAAATAAATGACCTCGGCGGCAAAACCGTTGTAGAGGACTGGGACAAGCTCGGCGATATGATTAAAGACGGCACGTCAACAAACGTCGTGAGCGCAGGCGATATAACTGACATCAACTGGATAGCGACTGTTATAGGTTCTACGACGAACGGTCTGACGGTCTCTTGCTCCAACATAGACACGTTTGCTAACGGCATCGGAGAGGCAGAAGCAAAGACCTATCTGTTTGTATACAACGGCAGCGCGTGGACTTACAACGAACAGGCTGTCAACCTCGCAGATTACGCTATCACCGTGTCGGGAACTCCCGCAACGGGCGAGGTTATGACGATACAGACCACCGTTACGACCCGTTCCTACACCTTTACAGGATACGACGACGTCGAAGCAGTCGACGCAAATGTGCCGCACAACTGGCTTATGGAACAGACTTACGCGCCCGATACAAAAACGTATGACGCTATCGAGGCTTGCATGGTTCTCGCACAGGGCAAAACGCTTGCCGCGGGCAGCTATTACTGGTCGGCTCATTTGCAAGGCAGCGACAGTTTACAGACGAGATACTTTACGATATCTGCCGCTATAACCGCAATAAACGCGGACATTCAGTTTGCTCCGACCGCAACGAACTGGACTTCGCCGTATGTACCGACAAGCATGACGCCTTACTACAAAGGACAGACGACCGCTCTCGGCTCTGCTATCGCATTAAGCGCGGATGAAATATCCGGCGCGGTTGACGTTTCTACTGTCGACGGCGTATCTGTTCACGATTCGATTTATCAAATGGCATTCGGCTCTAACTGTTGGGCAAACTCCAATATAAGACAATGGCTCAACGATGATACGACAGGCACGTTTGTCGCAAAATCTGCTTGGGACAGACCGAGCGGATATAACTACGGCGCAGGCTTCCTGTTCGGTATTGATCCGAGAGTAAAGGCGTTGATTCAGCCCGCAAAGGTCAAGTGGACTGCCGGATATAACGCGGAAGGTTATACACAAGGTACGACGTATACTGCCGAAGATAAAGCGTTTCTGCTTTCGATGAAAGAAATGTCGTTCAATATAAATACGGCAGAAGGTGAAATCAGCGATTTGTATGGAGAGTACACCAACAACACCCTTACAAACGATGCGGTTGCCGCCAGAGCGAAGTATAACAAAGCTGGTGGTACGTTGAACTCGTATAGATGGTCTCGTTCGGCTAGCACTTCCCTCGCCAACTACGCTGGTATCGTCACATCGACTGGCACTAATGACGGCAGCAACGCGGGCCTCGCGCTCTACGTCGCTCCCGCTTTCATCATAGGCAAATCGACTAATCCGTAATCGGGAGGGCATTCAGCCCTCCCCCAACGAGGAATAAACTATGGCTCAAAGAGTTGATGAAAGAGACCCAACAAGGGTAGAGTTAGACTGCTATAACAAAATATTAAAATTAAACGATCATGTGATGAGCGTTTGTAAACCGAAAGACAAAAATGTCAACAATCATCACATACCGAAAAAGAATACTGGCATCGGTAAAATACTTATGGAAACGTGCGTTGAGTGCGGCGCGGATATACTTGAAGCGAACGAGAACTTTTACGTAGGCAAGAATATTGACCGCAAAACGAGACTTGCAAACTATGAAGAAAGAATAAAGCTCCAAAAACACGCTATCCGCTTAACGTATCGTATGGAACATATAGTACGGGTTCTCCATTTTAATCAGCCGTTCGCGGAAAGTACGATAAAGTATTTAATGGACTTGCTTTGCGAAGCAAGAGCGATGTTGATTAACTGGAGAGATTCGGATATTAAAATGTCAAAGCAACTCGCTGACGAAATAAAAGGCGAGTGATTTGAAGGCTCATTGTTGATGATGTGAGTGGGGCAAGTTGTTTGCATTTCTCTGTGTCTCGTTCGGCTAACACTTCCAACGCCAACAACGCAAGGAACGTCACATCTACTGGCACTAATGACAACAACAACGCGAACAACGCGAACTACGTCGCTCCCGATTTTATTTCCATATATTCGTATGACCTGATGTTAGTAGCCGCAAATTATAAGGTGAAAACCCGTGTCGATAAATGAAAATAAAAGGAACAATGAACCTGCCGAAAGGCAAATAGAAGCCGCGGACGAACGATCCGTGTGCGGGCTTAACGCCCTGTTGGCTGCGGAAACGAGAGCGCATCGCCACGTAGGCTATAAAAACAGCGTCTCCCGTTTCCATATGCTGACAATGTCTAAATGCAACGCTCTGTCGAACAGTTTGAAGGATAGAACATATCAGCCGAAGAAGGGCGAAATGCACGAAGTGTTTGAGCCTAAATACAGGATGACAATATCTTCCAAATATTGCGACAGGGTGCCGCAATCCAGTTTTGTAATCAATTACTTTTATCCCAAAGTCGTGAGCCAACTCATTCCGCATAATTGTGCTTGCATGAAAAACAAGGGTGTTGACTATGCGAGAAACGAGTTTAAGAAAATGCTCCGTAATGCGTCTTATGACGATTATTGTCTTAAAGCGGATATGAAAAGTTACTTTGCTTCTATTCGTCACGACAAACTTACAGAAGAACTCGGAGAGTTTATAACTGACGATTTTGCCATGTGGTTCTTTCTGAAAACGGTTGATAATACCAATAAACCAACCGGGCTTGATTTGGGCAGCGAGGTTTATCAGTTATCGGCTACAAGTTTTCTCAACAAGTTAGACCACGCGATAGGAAACGAACAGTATATTCGCTATCAAGACGACCTTGTATTTATAGGCACACACGAGCAATGTCTGCAAATTCTGTCGATGATAGAGCAGGAGACGGAAAGGCTGAACCTTACAATTTCAAGAAAGAAAACGTATATTCAGTCGGTGTCAAGACCTATACACTTTTTGGGGTTTAGTTTTTGGAAACATGAAACAGGAAAGATCACAGTCAAAAGACTGCCGCAGAAAATTCGCAACGAGCGGAGAAAACTGCGCCATATGGTGAACAAAAATGTTCCCATAGAAAATGTAAAAATCCATTATCAATCGGTTAGAGCGTGTTTAAAATACGGAGCAAGAGCCGACTTGACTAAAATGGACAACTATATCAATAAATTATTCGGAGGAATAAAAAATGGTTGAAATCAGAAAAGGCGATTGGGCTAACGAACAAATCCAGAAGTCAAAGGATTTGAAGCTCGGTCTTGTTTCGGAAGCGTCGCAGGAAGAAACGGAAATAGAACTGCTTATCCGTGAAAACTATTCTCTGTCACAGGAACTCGCCCTCCATCGTAAAAAGGCTATGGGTATTGTTGACGAAGCCGAGTGGGACACATACGTTGCCTACGTGCAGGCTTGCATTGACAGAGTAAGAGACAAAGACGAGCAGAGATAAGCCGCAATAAAAGCTGGCTTTTATAATGTGTGAATAAGTAATGCTAATTCGCAGTAGTGACTTTTTCGGTGTAGCGAGGGCAATTCGCCAAAGTAATAAACCGAAACACCAAAGAAATGAGGTAAAACAACGTGGAAAAAATACAGTTGAAAAACGGCTTCATTGAGCTCAAGTCGCCCGGTGGAGTCAAAGACACGAGAACAGGCGTGGTTCACCCTGCTGTAATTTGCGACAAATCTAAGGAAGAGTTCTTCGTAGACGCAGTAGAACAGCAGCCCGCTGAAGAAGTGGTCGACGATCCGGTCGAAGAAGCAGCCGAAGAGCCTGTTGAGCAGCCCAAGAAGGGCAAGAAGAAAGCGAGTGCGAAATAATGGGACGCGCATTAGGATTAGACCAGTGCCCGGTGTTTGTGGAAAAAGGTGATGCATACGTCACCACCGAGTTTGGTAAAGACATACCTAATTATCCAACGACAGGCAAAACCGGAGACCACTGGGGACTTGATATTGTCCGTAGAGTAAACAACTCCAACACCACTGCAACGGTTTGCGCTCTTGCTGACGGTATAATATATGCCCAGAGAAAGTATGTTAAGGACGGCGAGAAAACCCCGTCTGGCGGCAACTGCGTGTATATAAGACACAGTAATGGCAAAGTCACAAAATATTTGCACTTCAAGCAGGATTCAGTTCCGTCTTGGGTAAAAGACAATGTCCCCGTCAAAAAGGGACAGGTCATAGGATATATGGGGAACACAGGCAATTCTTACGGAGCCCACTTGCATTTTCAGGTAGAAGACAAAGACGGGAATCCGATTGACCCTGAACCGTATTTGACCGGCAAAAAAATTATAGACAAAGACGAAGATTTGTACGAGGTGCATATCGGAGAATTCAAGACTGAAGCAGCAGCAAAAAGCATGCAGTCGGCTTTGAAAGTCTTGGGTACGCAGAGTACAATCGTTAAAAAGTAAGAAAGGTGTGAATCTATGAAGAAATATCTTACGGGTATTGACTGGAAAGATTTAGCCGAAAGAGCCTTGTGGACATTCGTCGAAGCAGCGCTCGCATCTCTGCCCATAACCCTTTCGTTGGAAATGGACGGCGCCGCGTGGAAATCAATTCTGTTTTCAGCAGCCGTCAGCGGTTTGTCTGCATTAAAGACGTTCATCATTGACATTGCGAGACAGCGTCTTGAGCAGAAGAAGGCAGAAGCTCTTGAGGAGGAGCAGGAAGCGGAAGAAGAAAGCCGCTTACATCTTGAAGAGCTTAAACGCAAAGATGCACTTAACGCTATCAATTACGACGGAGAAAACGAGGCTGAAGGCAAATGAATGAAGGGACACTGATAACTATACTACTTGCATTTCTGTCAGGTGGCGGTGTAGGTGTTGCTGTTATTGGTCTCTTCAAAGACAGGTTCGATTTCAAGCGTAAGCGCAAAGCTGCCATTGAAGACCGCGAATATAACAAAATCATCGAGCAGCAACAGCTCATACTTGACCAACAGAAGCTTCAGGGAGAAGAACTGAAGGCTCAAGGCGAGGGCGTGAGATTTCTGTTATACGACAAGATTAAATACTTAGGACAGGAATACGTCAAAAAGAATGAGGTCTCGTTCGAAGACAGAAAGAATTTACATAAAGCCCATAACGTATATCACAACGGACTACACGGTAATGGGGATTTAGACGGTATAATGAAAAACGTCGACGACCTTCCGTTGAAAGTAAAATAAAAAAAGGCACTCCGATCGGAGTGCCTAAATTTTTGCCCTAAATCATTCGCCGTCGGTATTTTTGTAGTTATATACAGGACGTATTTTCTTTAGGATTTCCACGGTTGGTTCGATATTATCTACGATATCTGACATTGATTTGTATGCCATTGGCGATTCATCTAACGTGTTAAAGCACACAGACGTGCTATACACTTTTGACATTCTTTCCTTGTATTCGTCAAGTGAAAGAGACTGCTTCGCGCTGCTCCTGCTTAAAATCCTTCCGGCGCCATGTGGTGCCGAGCAGTTCCAATCGGGATTTCCTTTGCCTCGGCAAATCAGACTACCTTCTGCCATATTTATGGGTATAAGCAGAATCTCTCCATTGTGTGCAGATACGGCTCCTTTGCGTAATACGTTGTCGTGAATATAATTGTGTCTCGTGGTGAATATGCTTATAGGATCAAACCCCATGTGGCTTCTGATTATTTCAAACATATCGTATCTATTTTCGTCAGCATAGTCCTGCACAATTTCCATATCGTGTAGATAATCGCGCATATCGTTTCCTGTAAGATATGCCAACTCTCGTTGTACTTTTGGCTTTTCTGAATGATAACGCTTAAGCGTGCCTTCAATTTCAGATTGACGCCCCTCTTTCTTGAGCTGTTCGATAATTGCTTTGATTTCGTTATATTTGACATCGTCATTAAGGCGTCTATACGCCAAATCCTGATAGTATTCGCACACCTGTTTCCCGAGATATCTGCTGCCAGAGTGTATAACGAGATATTTTGCTCCATTGTCGTCTTCGTCAACTTCGATAAAGTGGTTTCCGCCGCCTAAGGTTCCGAGTGATAGCATCGCACGGTCGAGATTTATGCTATCTTTGCATATTAAATTTTCAAGTATCTTTCTGAAGTGTTGAGAGCGTTCGTAAACTTCGTTTCTGATGTTCATACCTGACGGAATATGTTGTCTGATCGTCTCGTCGAGTTTTTTAAAGTAGATTTCAGTTGTGTTTAACCCAACTGTCAGCATACCGCATCCGATATCAACTCCGACTAAGTTGGGGACAACGTAGTCGTGTATTGTCATAGTTGTTCCTATCGTGCAGCCTGCCCCTGCGTGAATGTCGGGCATCATTCGAATTTTTGAATCTTTAACGAACGGCTGATTCAGCAAATTCAGCACCTGTTTTATAGACTCCTCATCAACGCAGTCTGTAAAGATTTTTGCGTTGTTGTATTTTCCTGTAAGTTCTAACATTAGAAGCCTCCGGTTCTATTTGATTTGAGCGAACAACGCGGATGCTGCGGCTTGCCGCGACCCCTTTGTTTATTAAACTTGCCTGATTGCAAGTTTAATGAAAATTTTCCTACGTCACATTGCTATAGTTCCGATAAAACCGAAACCAGACTTTCGTCTAATCATTTGCCATTCGCGTTGTCGCTCATTTACCTACTTATTCGGTAGGTATTTTTTCTATCTCGTGTTTGAGATAAAACATTGCTTTGCTTAAATCTTCTTTCTTCTTTTTGGGGTCTTTCTTCCCTGCTCTCGAGATATATTTCGCAACATTCCCGAGGCAGAAGTCCAGTCCCCAAGCGTCAATAACTTTGATTGCTTCATACGGATTGTCCTCCCCGCCGTAATATGACGGGTGATCAACCGCGTTGGATGTTCCGAACATCGGTGTTTCATAAATCGTTCCCACATTGGGCTCGTCTATAGTCGCGTTGTCCGATAATACTCCGTTATCCATTTCTCATACTCTCCTTCGATTGGTAAGTATTTTCCATTGTTTTGTCTTTCAGACTTTTGTTTTCGCTCAAAATCTGAGATGTGAATTATGTCTCCGACCGCAACAGGGTAGTCTTCGAACGCCGTGTGAACTCTGCTATATGTACCTTTTCGCGCCCTGTGAATTCTGAAATCCTCTTGTTTGCCGGACTTCAAACTGTAGAGCTTCACGGTTGGCGAATACATTGTTTTGTCGGCATTACTGTCAACTATCAGAGCGTCGCGTGGGTCTGCGTCTTTGTCGGAGTACAGGACGAACCCGAGGATATCAAGCTGCGTATGTATTACGTCCACGGGGTCTAAATCCTGAACTTTCAGCATCGAGCAGAGGAACCCAAACAACCCTTCGCCGTCGATGTTCCTGAACTGCTTGGCGGTCTCCTTTGAAAATCGTATCATTATCTCCGGCGGATAAGGGCATTTCTCTTTGTCGAACTGTGAGCGTTTACGGATGTCCATAAGCTCCATTATCTTCAGGAGCGTCCAGGACTTTCCGTACTCGCTGAACATTCCGAGCGTAATCATTGTCTTTACCTGCGGCTCGCTGATTCCATTTTCAAAACATAATTCAATGCACTCAATGAGTGTGCTTGGCTGCTTATCTGCAACTATTTTTAGTGCAGTTGCCACGCCGGTGCCGAAACCTTTGAACGCTGATAAGCCGATGTGAATTTGTCCGTCTTTGTAGTACGTTCTATCCTTTGCGGTTCTCCAGTCGTCCAGTACGACGCTCACGCCCATTCGTCTCGCCTCTTTAACTGTCTTTGCGATATCCTCAACCTTTTCATAGGAGTTTATCATTCCCGTGAAGAATTCGCCAGTATGATGAACTTTGAGATACATCGCTATATATGCGGTCAGAGCGTATGCGGTGGAGTGGGAGTTACAGACAAGCAGTCCCGTGCCGGTGACGAAGTTGTGAGCAGGAGCGCTCATCTCAACGTCGTATGTCATTTCCATTGTCTCGTACTTTATCGAGGCAACTCTCGAGAGTTTATACCTACCGTCTTCAGTGCGGTAAGTATATAGGATGTCTCCTACAGACAACTCGTCGGCGCGTTTGATTCCGTTGATAGTCGGTATCTTGTGGTTTGGCGTACAATCGACGTAGCATCCGTTGTTTGTCGTTATACGGTAGAGATAGCGGACACCAGATTCCGTGATATTTACAACCTTATTCGGTTTCACTTTGCCTGCACGGAATTTTGACAAAGCGAATTCAGGAATTTTACTGTTGTCTGCGCACATCTCTTCGACCGTTGCCGACAGACTTCCGTCGGGTAACATCAATCGTGTGTCGCCTCTTACGCATTTATTGAACGAATATTTCGCGAAATCAATTATGTTGTCCCACAATGTATCGACCTGTTCCTGCGTCCAACCGCGAGCCATTAAACCGTTCTTCAGTTCTGGTTCGATTTTCGCCATAAGGTCTTTCTTCTTCTTGGCGGTGGCTTTTCTCAATTCGTCAGGATTGCGCAGCTTTGCAAGCCTACCGATTTCTATGAGCTGCTCTTGGAACACTATGACGCCGTATGTATTTGAAAGTATCGGCTTGAGATCGTCGTGTAAATACGTGATTTTCTCTTTGCCATTCTTTCTGTTTACGAAGTCTGGGATGTAACTGTTGGAGCCGGGGCGGTACAATGCGTTCGCTGCTGAGAGCGTTTCTATCGAATCGCAGTGCATGTCGCGCAATGTACGCTTCATTCCGCTTGACTCAAACTGGAAGATACAGTCGGTATTGCCTTGTTCAAATTCGTTCCACACGTCTTTGTCGTGCAGGTCAAGTTTGGTAGGCGTTATGTAACTGTAGTCTTTTCCTATCATTTCCAGAGTATCATAAATAGCATCGAGTGTTCTTAAACCGAGCAGGTCGATTTTAACGAGCCCGAGATCTTCTGCCGAGTGCATATCGCCTTGCAAAACCCAAGTGTCTTTGTCTTCGTTATATTCAATCGCATTGTAATACTCTGCCGGTTGAATACAGACGCAGACTCCGCACGGGTGTACTCCGAACGATTTAGGCAGTCCTGATAGAGCAGATGCGTATCTGAACAGTTCGGGATATTTGTCTTTATACTTGTCGAATATACCGAGTTCAAGCGCTTCTTCTATCGTGGCGTTGCTGTTGACTTGGTCGAGTGTCTTCGTCATTTCGTTCGTCACATCGAATGGAATGTTCAGAACTCTGCCTATGTCTTTAATCGCACCTTTCGCCCAGATGTACGAGAACTGCCCGAGGTTTACAACTCGTTCGTTACCGTATCTGCCTACAATAAATTGCAGGACTTTATCTCTTTCGCTTGGACTAAAGTCCAAATCAAAATCCGGGACTTTGAGTTCTTTTTTCGTTATCGAGCCCTCGTGCAACAAGTCGAGAGCTCCAACGTCAATAAATCGCTCGAAGTATAGTTTGTACTTGACAGGGTCGACGTCCACTATGTTGCATAAATATGCAAGCAAGCTCCCTGCGCCGCTACCTCTCGCAAGCCCTCGACGTTTCACAGAATTTCCGTAGCTATATACCAAGAGATAATAGCCAATGAAGCCCATTTCGTCAATAGCGTTCATTTCATATTTAGCTCTTTGGATATAGATATTGCGGTAATCTTTTGCAGTCTTGCAATCCGGCGGGATAACGTCCGAGCCTTCGGGAAGATCGCTGAAGTAGTTCTGCCATTGCTCAATCGTCCAATTTTTAAAACCTTTCTTCTCGAAGCCCTTGTTGCAGAGGTCTTGCAGATACGCTTTCTCGGATTTATACCCGTCAGGAATATCTACGTGAGGCATTATCGGAGCAGACAGAGGTATCGTGTTTGTGCATTTGTCAGCGATTTTGTGGGTATTTTGTATTGCAATGTCGTTATATTTTCGTGTCATCCAACACAACTCTTTGACTTCGTCTTCGGACTGTATATAACAGTCGTCGTAAGTCTCGCCCGCTTCCCGCTGAGTTCCTATCTGCACGAACATATCGTGATACTTCTGGTCTTCTTTATTCAGGTAGTGTGCGTCTGCCGTAACCACGTATTCGATGCCGAGTTCTGTTGCAAGCTCTATTACGGCTTTGTTCAGCCTCTGTTGTTCGTCGTTCCGGTGCGATTGATATTCCAAATAATAATCATCTTGGAAGAGATTTTTGTATTTAGTTGCAATTATCTTCGCTCCAGAGACGTCTCCAACTGCAAGCGCTCTTTGTACTTCTCCCGCCATACAAGCCGACAAGCAAATCAGCCCTTCGTGATGTTCTGTCAACATATTGAAGTCTATTCTCGGCTTGCCATAGTATTTGTGCTTGCTCGACTCGCTTACAAGCCAGTTAAGGTTTTGTCTGCCGGTCTCGTTCTTTGCGAGGAGGATAAGGTGATAATATTTGTTGTCTTTGTCGTTTACGTTTGCATCGGTGCAGATATAAACTTCACTTCCGTTTATCACCTTAATCCCCTCTTTGCCGAGGACTGACAGAGCTTCAACGGCGGCATATAGGTTGCCGTGGTCTGTTATGGCTATTGTGTCCTGCCCGAGCTCCTTCAGTTTTTCAGCGAGAGCCGGAAACTTTATCATTGCGTCGAGCAGGCTATATATCGAGTGAACGTGCAGATGTATCATCGCTCTCGTCCTCGTCTTTCATAAGTTTGTATTCGCAAGAATCTCTGTAATCACAAAGATTTTTGCAGTAGAAGAAATCTTCTTTCGAGTCAAACGCTTTGTCTTTTTTGATTTGAGAAATGAGATTCTTTGCCCATTCTTGGCTTTTTGAAATTTTTTCTTCGTCGAACGGTATTGAATACCATTTTCCTTCGCGGAAATAGTTCCACGTAAGCTGAACAGGATAGACTCCGAATTTCTGCTTTACCGCTTCTGCATAGAAGTAAAGTTGAGTTTCATAATGCTCTACTTGATTCAAGCAGGCTTTTAGCGGTTGCCCGTTCTTGCCGAACGGATATCGCGAAGATTTGTGGTCAATGATTACGTATGCGCCGGACTCTTTGTTCTTCAACAGAAGGTCGATTACTCCGACGAACTCATACTCGTCAATCTTGAAATAAAGTTCTTCTTCAACCCCGACGATTTCAAATTCATCATCGAGCCAGTCGAAGTTGACCTCGGACAGATAAATCAATCCTCTGTCAAAGAACTTTTCTATCGTGTCTTTCGGAGCGTCTTTCAACACAACATCGTCAAAGCTGTAGGTGTAATATTCAATTGCCTCGTCGTAGGTCATTTCTTTTTTCAAGATTTTTTCTAAGAGCTCGTGTATGAGGGAGCCGAAGGTGGAGTAGAAGTTGTCCGCTCCACCTCTTTTCTCTCTATACTTGAGATAGAACTGATATGGGCATTGTTCGTAAGCAGATAGCTTCGTAAATGACCACGTCTCTTTTTTAGGCATCCGCGGTCTCCGTGAGAACGTCGTACAACGCTTCGGGCGAATCTATGCAGAACGTCTTATCCTTCACAACGAAGGTTCTGTCGTCCTCTCTTTCGCCATAGTTCGCATCGTATATGAACGATACAATCAGGTCGGTGTCGTCGCCCATAACGTCTATCAGAATATCCAGCGCAAGCCCGAGACCGTTGTTGTATGTCGTTATAGGCTCTCCGTAGTAGTCTGATAAAGCGTCGTTGAGCCGCATCTCTTTGTTGTCTAACTCTTTATACTTCTTGATGAATTTGCAAAATTGTTCTTTTGTTAACATCTTAAACCTTTTTCTTGTCGGCGTACAGCTTGAGCCATACGTCTTTTCCGCAATCTACCGGCGCATTTTTCGCTTCCGCGCCGCCGAGCAGATTGTCTTTGTCTTCTACAATATAGACATTAACGAAATGTTGTAGCATTTTTATGTTCTCTTGTATCTTTTTATCGCTGTATGGAACGTCAGAATCGTAGCAAAATACGACATCAAATCCAAGTTTTATCAGCAGGCGAATTTGCTCGTCTGTGAGCGAATGTTTCTCGGCGGATACACAATTCTTCGTTCCGTACCCAAACGCCTTCATTACGGACTTGATTCCCTCGAAAATTATCACTTCTTTTTTCTCTTTGATGTATGGAAGCGTGGTTTCAAGGCATTGTAAATAGTCCATAGTGCCGAGCGAGTAGTAGAATACGTACTTTGGAATGCCGAGTTTTTTGTACTCAGGGTTCCTCGTTCTGCCTTTGATGTTAATGAGATTTCCGTTTGTGTCCCGCACCGGATACACTATTCTGTTCGTCTCTTCGTCTATGCGAATGTCAAACAGTTTCATAGCCTCCACGGAAATCCCTTCATCAATCCACTCTTGCGGAAACTCTTTGCTGAACTTTGAATATTCAGAATACTCAAGAATTTTTCTTTCGCTCGCATCTGCCTTTGTCCGTCCGCTCCTCAACTGTTTGTTGAAGATAACGGTCGGAGATTGGCAGGCTTTTTGAACGTCGAGCTTTGCAAGTATGGCAGCTTTTTTTACGGCTTCGTCGTAGTCGAGATTTTCAACCTTTTGGAGCCATTGAATTATTGTTCCGCCTATCCCACACGACAGGCAGTGAAATTGTCCTGTCCGTGGGTCTATCGCCAAAGAAGGAGTTTTGTCTATGTGCAGCGGGCAGTGAGTGTAAAACTCTTGCCCACGCTTTTTGAAAGGATATTCGGTTTCTGCGTAATCAAGCAAATCAACCGTTCCCACGACTTGCTTTATAAAGTCGGGATCGTACTTTGTTTTTAACATAACCGAAACTCCTTTCTTCAAGCTTGTTAATCGAACGGCTCGTCGGGTTTATGTTGAGTGGCTTGCACGATTCCTATTCGGTCTCTGAGCCACATCATGTCGATATACTCGTCGTCTCCATTGTGCTGGATACCGAGCCTGTTCAATTTTACTGTGATTTTGTGCGTACCGCACTCTCTACCGTCTCGCTCAATTTCTTCGGGCGTCTTTTCTTCCCATTTGCACATTGTCGAGCAGTAGCGTTCTATCGCATCGGACTCCGCAACTTCGCCGCTTCTATTCAATTGACAGAAGGCGAGCACCGACAGATTTAGTTCTCCTGCTATTGTGTTTTTAAGGAAGTTTGTCATACCGCCCATATATGCGCTTCGTGCTGCTGCATCGAGCAGGCTGTCATCAGATTTGATGTAGTCGAATACTACAAACTGAAGACCGGCGCTGATTTTCAGCTGAGCACACATAGAGTAAAACTTCTCTTTGTTGAACACCGGCATATAGACGTGGAATATATTGTACGATTTCAGCTTGTCGTTACACTCTTTTATGAGTTGTTCTTCCTCGTCGGACAGAATGTCGTTCTTTATTCTCTTTACTCGGATGCCAGACAGATACGATAGTGCACGGATATACCATTGTTCGTCGGACATCTCGGTATCTAAGACCAGAACGCACACTCCGTTTTCCGCTTTGTGCAACGCTTCGAACATCGCCAACCAACTCTTACCTTTTTTCATTCGCGCCGAGAACATTATAAGTTCGGACGGCTCATAACTGTAAAATTCGTTAAGAGCGGGGTAGCAGGAGGGTAAACCGTAGCTTTCTCCTCGTTCTTTCTTTTGCTTTATCCGTTGATATATTTCGTCAATTTCGTCACCGATGACTCTTGTTTCGCGGTCGAGCACGAATGATGCCGTTAGATTGTTGAGGTCGCGGTAGACTCCGCTTGATATTTCTGACAGTTCGATGTCGGAATTCTCGCAGATCCGCTGCCACGAGTCGCACTTCTTGAAAAGGCTTCTCTTAAAGGCATACTCAACAACCTTTTTCGACAGGATTATGTACTCGTTTACGTTGTCCGTTTTCGCTTCTTGACAGAGGTCTATATATTCCTGCATTTTCGGAATATTGAACTCCTCAATCTTTCTACGGACTGCCGCGTTTGTATTGATTGTTTGTTCCAGATTTAGGGCGGTTATCGTCGTTATGCCCTGTTGGACAAGCACTCCGATAGCCCAGTAGATACAAGAGTTGTCTGTATTGTAGAAGTGTCTTTCTTTCAAATACGGACTGTGAAATATGAATGTCGGATTGTAAATCAGAGTTGATATTACTCGTCCTTCAATCTTATTGTCACACATTTGCGATAAGTCCATTACTGCCCTCCGAATATTGCGTCAAAGCCTTCGGGTTTGCCGGTGCTTCGTTTGAATTTCGGAGCCTGTAACGCACTCTCATCGGCAACACTGTTTTCTCTGGCTTCTCGTCCAAGTTTCGCGGCGTTTCTTCTTTGCCACTCGTTTTTGATTGCGTAATCGTCAATGATGTACTGCAATGAGTAAGGCGCTTTGATTACCGTTCCTTTTTGGATCGCCATTTTGAGCGCAAACAGAAGATACTTGGCATCTATCTGTTTGACAAAAACAATGTTGTTTATTGTTGCGAGCAATGTCTTCATTACTACGGTCTTGCTGACCTCGTTATAGTAAAGGTCGACGATTGCTTGAATTGTTTCGGCGGTTTCTAAGCACCGTTTGTGATAATGACGTTTGTTTTTTACTACGTCGTCATAATCAGGAATATCTCTTGTTTGGTATAAACAGTGTTTGTACGTGCATTGCACCGCTTATCACCGCCTTAATCAAAAGGGAGTTCTTCGTCCTCCGACGTCGCGGCAGGCTTTTCTTCTTTTTTCTTTTCTTCTTCCTGCCCCCTTATGGTAAGGGTGTGGATGATGTAGTTCGTATACTCTTTGCCTTTCTCTTTGTCGTAATGATTTCTCACTTCAAAGTCGCCGATAGTAACGATATCACCCGATTTTACGCCAGCTTCGTGCGCCGCTCCGGAAAGGAGAACGCTTTTGCAAGCCCATTCTGTTTTGAACTTACCGTCTTTGTCTTTTGATGAAACAGACATTTCTGCAAGCGTGTATTTTTCTTTGGGGTCAACTGACCACACTTTGGCTTTCCAGCCTGTTCTGAGTCCCATTATTTTCTCACTCCCATTAACTGTTTCTTGAGAAGCTTCAGCTTCTCTGTGTCGCTTATAAGCCTCGGGTCGCCGTTTGCGTCGGGGTCAGCCGTCTTGCAAAGTTCTTCAACTTTCTTTTTCGCGGCATCCGACAACGCGCTCTTTGTCTTTATAAGGCTCATACATTCTTCCACGAGTTTGGCGGCTTCTGCCAGCACTTCAGGCTGGTCGTCTATGCCCTCATAGATATACAGGGCTACGCCAAACATCGCAGCATTTTTCGCAAGGCATCTCATCAGCGCCGTGTTAATATCGAACACCGTCGCACCTTCGATTATCGGCTTGTTCTTGTAGTCGATAACGGGATAGTGCATTGTCTGTTTGAAACCTTTTACGGTTATGCTCGTCCATACCAGATATCCCATGCCCGGGAAAAACTGGAACGGAGCGTCATCCTCGAATCGCTCGATTTCAAATGTTGCAAGCGGGTCTTTCTTTTTGATTTCAGCCCACGCTACAGCCCACGGAATGTAATCAAGATTGTTCTTTTTCTTAATTTTCGGTCTCAGGTCTGTGTCGTACATCTCTTTGAAATCTGTACTTGAAAATTCGGGAACTGATAAGACTTGCCCCTGCGGAACAACTCCGAATTCAATGTTGTCTTCCATATTATCCTCCTTTCATTGGTCGTTTGTATATTGTAATCCGTTTCCGGCAATAGTAAGCTCCCCGTCTTCTGCTCTTCGTGTTGTGCCGTGCAAATAACCTCTTATTGTGTTGGTTAAACGCTCTTGCCCTGCGTCGTTCAGCGCTCTTATCACGTCATGTATCATCGCTTCGGGCAGCTGCCCCAAAGCGTCCCGCGGTCTGACCACATCAACCTCTGCTGCTGTCCACCCCAAGTCAATCGTTGTTGGTACCAGATCGGTTGGTACATCTATCTCTACCGGGTCATACTCCTGCGTTCTCGGGTTGTAATTAAAGATACCAGTACCGTACCACTCGCCCAAACCGGATATTTCCACAATATCGTCAATGTGGATTATCACCGAATTGTTCTCGTGCAGATTCAAATGCACAAGATTTTCTGCAAGGATTTTGCAACTATCGGCACGAACGCAACAACAAGCTTGGTAGCTGCTTGAGTTTAGAGCAGGCACAAGTCCAACAACGTGATCTTTATATTTAACTAACGCAGGTAGCCGAGATATAAGCAAATCTATCGTTCGTTGTCTTGATAACGGCGGCATATTTAAAACTCCTTATATCCTATCATACAGATCTCACCATCGCACAATTCCGTTAAAGATTCATACGAATCCCCGAAATATATCTTACGGCATTTTTCGTCGGGTATTATTGCGGAGAACGAATCGTCCCAGTATTTTCCTGTGTCAACTTTGAGGTACGCTATACAAGGAACTCTGCGTTTTACGAAATCGTTTCGGCAGTATGGAGAATTGTCATAATGCCAGTCGTCTTTTGGTTCACAAACAATGTAGTCATAAGGAAACGCAATATCGACTGCTGCCTTTACGAAATCGTCATAGGCTCCGCCGCAGTTGTGTTCATACGGCGTATCGTCCCAGTCGTCGCCGTACCATTCCTTGAGGTTGTCGTTTCCGAGATAAAAACGGACTACATTGCCTTTCTTCTCGCAGTCGATTATTTTCATTCTGAATTCCTTTCCCACGCTATATCTATTTTGCCGCACTTCTTGCACCGCGATATATATACCGTGCAATTTTCTACGACCTCGATTTCTTCGTATTCGCAAGGATCAATTTCAATATCGCCTATTGAAATGAACACATCGGAATTATTGTCTCCGAACGAACATTCTTTATTCTTCTTTTCCGGTGATTCCATATTCTCTCCTTACCTTGTTTATTCGTCCGAGAAGGCGAACCGTAGTTGCGATTATGCCGTCTCTGTATCCCGCCCAGTAGTTGTAGTCTATCGGGGAGTCTTTCTTTTCTTTCGCCATTTTGTCGGCTTCCTTATATTCTTTGCTTAGGTCTCCAAACACAAGCGATACATCTCTGATTATGTTTTGCTTGATTGTTTGCAGCTTTTTTACTGACAAAATCATTACTGCACCCCCATATAGGCTAATTTGTTGCCGTTCAACACTCGGATTTTCTTTTTGCCGCTCGTTTTTCTCTGCCTCTTGCCGAGAACCTCGAGCTCCTCTGTGTAGAAAACGTATCCGCAGGACTCGCATTTGCGACGTCTTTTGGTGTACCCTTCTTTGTCTCTGCTATCGAGGGTTTTTGTTTTACCTCCGCACAATGGACAAATCATTTTGACCTCCGTTATCTTCCGCTGCTTCCAAATCCGTTCGCACCGCGTTCCGTTTCTTCAAGAGCTCCTACGAGTTCAACATCCGGCGTGATTATCGGATGTATGACAAGTTGTGTAATCTTGTCTCCCATCATAACCGTATAGTCAGTGTTCCCATTATTGTAAAGTTTTACAACAATTGCACCCGTATATCCTGCGTCTATCGTTCCGAAACTCGTCAGATTGTGTTTTACGTTCAGTCCGCTCTTTGATTCAAGCGAACCTACGAACCCCACGGGAATCTCCAGATGAACACCAGTGTTGATAACCGCGCTGCTATGTGCCGGTATTGTTACAGTTTCGGGAGACTTTAAGTCCATTCCCGCGTCGTTTGCATGAGCCCTTACCGGCATATATGCTCCTGCATCAAGCATTACCTTGATTGTCATTCAGATTTACCCTCCCCGTAATCGCCCTGCATATATGCAAAGGCTTTAACAGCTTCTTTCATACCTTCTTTGGTTCCCGCCTCGTATCCGTCGAGATAACCTTTGGTATAACCGCGTTTGTAGGCTTCAGTAGCCTCGTCGACTTCAGTTTTCTTCTTTGGCATATAAGACCTCCTGCGGAATAGAGTTGTCGTAGAACATAAATATTGAGCCGCATTCGTCGCAAGTATAAGTGTATCTTGGGTTTTCAAAATACGCTCTTGCAACTGATATTGCGTGGCACTTGCCGTCGCATTTTTGTGCGTGTTCCAAGAGCTCAACTTTTGCAGCCTCGTCTTTCTTGAGCTCAAAGCGCACCTCTAAGGCACCCATTCCGAGAACGAGTCCGACTGTAATTGTAATTGCAATCAGAAGTGCAAGTAATATTCGTAGAGCCGTCTTCATATATACCTCCTTAAAATTTATGTTTTGTATAGATTTTAACATCTTCCGCGTATTTTGTATTTGACAAATATATATTATCAAAGTTGCGAGCCACGTCGCGGACGGTGCAATTTCCAAATATCTCTTGGTTGGTGTAATTCAAGTGGGTTATAAACCCTGAAAATTTCACATTTGTATTTGTCGATTTCGCTTGGCTTTTGTCGTGCGCTATTCGTTTGTAAAACTCCTCATAATCAAAACGACCGTATCTGATGGTGCCTTGAAATTCGTTTGGTACATTCGTTTTGTCTTCAATTTCAGGATTTATACCATTTTTATTACACTCTGTCTGAAAAAACCCTTCTCCGTGTCTTGTAAAATACGATCGGGTTACGTAACAGACCTCAACATTTGCGTTACAATATACCGTTTCATTAACAGGAAGTCGTGACGTTGTATCGCTTGCCGTAACGTATGGATAACATAACGTATTGTCGTCGCTCAGCGCAAGTCCCTGTGCGCCTTCGTAAACCACAGTGTCGTAGTTCGCGATTACTTCAAAAGGTCTTGTCTCTACGATATCTTGCATTAACATCAAGTCTTCCGAAAATCTTTCCGCTAACGATTCTGAATACACGAGGTCTTTATATTCTGCGGGAATCTCGTATATGCCGTATTCTCGCAACCTTGCCGGTAAGTATTCGTGAGATATTACGCGAAGTTCTGTCATTATGTTGCCTTTTGACATCTTCTGGTAGTCGTTCCAACGCTGAGCATGAGTGTTAAAATATCTCATTCTCGTTTCCCATACACCGCAACCGCACGACCCGTGCCGGTTGTCTCCGCGTGATTTCTCAACGATCTGATTTATAAACACATCATACGGCGTTGTAACCCTACACATAGGAGATATTTTGCACTTAGGAACATAGCCCATACCAACAAGACTTTGATATTCTTTTACAAAAACCGCGGGGTTTATCATAAAATCTCGGTCAAAGTAGTTGTCTGCACCAGAGAAGGTGCCGCTTCCTAAGTGGTGAAATATATGACGAACGCCGTTTTTTAGTTCAACAGTATGCCCTCTTTGACAACCGCCATTGAACAATACGTTTAAGACGTTGCCTTTGGCTTTGTCGCAGAAATATCTTGTCGCCAAGCCTTTTCCTTCGTCACCATAATTGGCACCGATTACTACTTTGACCTCAATCATGTTTTCACCACGATATTTCTGTATTCGAAGTTGTTTCTGTGTCTTTGTTTGAACCCGTCACTATCTGTATAATGACGTTTGCTATATCGTTCAGCCCCACAGTTTTCAAATGTTCTGCGTCAAGATATTTGCCGAACGTCTCTTTTATGCGGGAAGCGTAGTGGCTATATGATGTCGCGTTGTCTTTTACTGCCAGATGATAAATGTTAAATTTTTCTGTCACCGCTTTGTAAAGTTCTTCCGTTTCGACATGAGCTTGCACGTTGTCTCCAAACACCCTTCGTATCCCGTCTTTCGGCAAGTACGGGTTCAGCGTTTCGTCACCCATTGTAATTATTATGCCTTTTTCTCCGCGCTTCCAGCAATCAAGATCTGTGTGATTTAAGCCGAAATACCACGCCGCCGTATAAGACTCGTAAGCATTCCCGCCGCCGCCGAACTCGAAATATACCTTATCGAGCTGTTCAGCTATTCTTATGTCGGACTCGAACTGAGACGCTTGGACAGGAGCGCCGTCATATACCATATCGCCTATTCCCATTACAAGAAACTCGACGTCTGTAACTTTGCTATACAGCTCGGTCATTATTTCGTTCAGTTTCTTTGCAACTTCTACGGCAGCTTTTCCCATACTCCCCGTAACGTCAAGAGCGAGAATTACAGGCTTTGTGTTCGGATGTTCTGCAGTGTCTTTGCACTCTCTCGTCACGTTAAGAGGGTTTAACGCAGGCTGAAGATATGTGGATTTGAAAATGTCCTGCGCTGTGTATAACCCGTCAAGCGTTACATGTCCGCCTTTTGTAACAGTGCTTCTGCCTACGCTTGTTGAATACTTCACGTAATCAGATGTTGTCCACGAACCGCCGCCCATTACTCTGCCTCCTTATCCTTTTTGTCTGTTGTCGAGTCTTCTTCTTCGTCGTCTGTGTCAAAGTCAAACATTCCTTCGAACATATTGGATACGTTGCCGCCGCCCATAAGCATAAACGGGAGCAGCGACGACATGTTGTTCCCGTTCACAGAGTTGCCGCCCTTAACCATTTCAGACATGAGCATATAGGTCATCATTTTGTCCATGCCCTTTTTGCCTGTTAAGACGTCGTTGCCGAACATTGATACGATTTTGCCGTAGAAGTACGTGTTGCCCATGAAAACGTGGCGCTCGGGCAATATGTCTTCGACCGTCGAGTCTTCATAGTTAATCACTTTGATTGTGTCTTTTCCGGCAGACACAACGCATTTGGGCTTTCCACCGACGAGTATGACGTCGCCCGGTTTGACCTTACTTGTAGGTATCAAGAAGAAAAATTCTTCGCCTATATTGAAAACAAAGTCGCTGCAATTTGTCAGCCTATTTGTTTTGAGGTTATAGGTTTTATACCCGTCGTTTGTTTTGACCGCAAGACCTCCGTTCATCGAAAGTCTGCACATTCCGTTGGCAATTTTGCCAAACATTCCGTTGAGCATATTCATTTGTGTGCCTCCTTATTTATTTATGTTTTATTGTTTGTCGTTTGTTTTTCCTGCCGCAATAACGCTTATCCCGAACGGTCTTAATTTCGGGTCGTGCGTTTGCATAAGTTCTTTCACCTCGTCATACGCTTTGCTTTTCGCTTCTTCGAGCGTTTCTGCCTCGATCTCCTCCGTGTAATAATCAAAATTTGCTCTTACAGACGCCCAATATTTCATTATGTTCCTCCTTCGCTCCAATCTAACGCTTGACCGCAATTATAGCAATAGTTTATATTAACTGATAATAACGAAATAATTTCATTCTCACACTTCGGACATTTATATGCGTCATAAGTATTTATAGACTTTTTTGGTATCTGCTTTTCAAGAGCTTGTATAGCCACTCTATATGCTTCCTTGAATTGTTCTTGATGTTCTTCTTTCATAAACCTAAAACCGTCTTTAATAAAAGTTGTGCAGTTTATTAAAACCGTTTTTGCTTCTTCGTTTGTCATTCTTCCCCTCCGTCCATACGTGCGCCGCACTTACTACAATATTTCGGAAGTTTTTGCGTTTTTCGTAAAAAATTTTTATTTCGTTTGCACTCGGAACATTTATATTCTATCTCCGGGTTCTTTGTTCCGTAGCCTCCCTTTTGCCAGCCAGTTCTTATCCATTCGCCGTGCTTTACTTCTTCAAGGTCGGCGGTAGGCTGGTCGAAAATTAAGTCTAATACTTGAAATTTTCCTATCAAAGTGTCTTCGTTGTTGATACAAAAGTGGTTGCTTGCACTATCTCCGTCAAGATATAGCTCTTCGATTTGTTTGCTTAATTTATCTGCATCAATAAATCTTGACATTATTTGTCGCCCCAATCTAATGCCTGACCGCAAGCATGACAATATCTGCTTTTGTTTCCTGCCGTCCATTTGCCGTCTACTTTTATTATTATACGCGCTCTACAACGCGGACAATCGTAATCAACAGCTAATGCAAACACTTCGTTAGTAATCGCCTTTTGGGGTATCTGCTTTTCAAGAGCTTGTATCGCCATATCGTAGGCTTCAGATATACCGCTGTAATCAATACATTCCTCAAGAAATTGCAACTTTTGATTTTCAATTTTCCGTTTTGCTTCTTCGTTTGTCATTTCTTTTTCCCTTTCTTATCTGCAAATATAATATGATACGTTTTCCCGAACAAAATGACTCGAATATCTCGGTTAAATATTTTTTTACCGAACTTATCATATACGGGCGGATAATGCACAATAGAAATAATCGGCGTTATCTTTTTCGTATGACGGAAAAAAGCGATAATCTTAATTTTGCAACGGCTCATTTCATTCTCCCCTTTTTTCGATTTCATTTGTTAAAATCAAAAACCAATCTTTTTTTATAACATCGCCTAATAATCTGCTAATGGCGTTTCCTTTTTGATTAAATTCTTTTTTAACATTTGCGAGACCCGACAATGTAGATATATGACGGGCTTTAATCACAACGCACATTTCGTTAAGCATTTCTCTGAAAAGATAGCGTACATTTTCAACAAATTCCGCGTCTTGAATTTTTGGTTCTGAAAGTGACTTATACTTTTCTGCGTATTCTTTCGCTGTCATCCTTTCCCTCCGTCTGTTCCTTGCTCATTTCCAATCACTTCTATCCAAATATAGGAAGAAGGCTCAAAACCTACATTAAAATCTATCACTGTCCAGTTTTGATATTGCATCACAAGCTCATCCATTTCGTCTCCATCGCCCTCGGTAATTTCGTGCGGCACGTAGTGACCGTTATCACGTGTGTATATTACAAGCGTTTCTGGATAATCGTTAAATTTATTAAAAAAATCAGCAAGGTTAATTTCTTTCATTTTGCACCTCCGTCCATTTTTGCGCTACAGTTGTTGTCGTCCCTTACGGTTAAACGGAGTTCTACGATCATTCCATCTTTACGATCCCACTCGTAACCGAATGTGTTTTGTCCTTCTGGTATCATTCCAGCAAGATAGTCTCTGACTGCGCACAAAGCTTCATCGGTGCAATCTCTTTTTTCGAGCCATAAAGTTTCTTTTGCGTTTACTCTGCCGATATAAATTGTGTTAGTCAAAGCAGATGTTGCAATCTTAATTTTATCAACCGTGTAACTCATTTGTTATTCCCCCTTATCCCGTGTCCGCAGCAATCATCAGGATTAACTATTCCCTTCCAAGCTTTAGCACACGTCGCATATCCTCCGGACTCGGCGTCGAGATACTTGCACTCTATACAACGAACCGGGCTTGCGCCTTTATCGGAGTCGTGCCCGAGCAGCTTGTAGGTAAGTTCAATCGAGTTAAACAAGTCTTTGCGCATCTTGTCGTCCTCAAGGGCTTCTCCTACTTCGGATTTGTTCATAAGCGCAAAAGCAGTTAACCCTAAGCTATAACCTGTTTGTATCGCTTTGCATGTAGCAGCGTCAACTTCTGAACAAAAGCCGCAAGTTGCCCAGCAAATGTCGAAATCCTCGTACCTCATCCTACAATTTTTGGGGTCTTTTTTCGGACTTTTTTTGGTCATAAAGCCTTCCTTTTAACTAATCGTCGAGATAGGTTTTGAATATTACCAACACAATGATGAAAATTACGGCAATTATCGCGCTTATCCAGATCGGTGATAACACCCATATCCAAGACCATTTAATCACATTGCAGAGCTTTAAAACGATAAACGCTATTGCTAAAAGCCCCGCAAATCCTATTCCTGCACCTTTTTTCATATTGTTTCTCCTTACTTAAAACTTTCCGCGTATGCTCTAACGCTCCGCGAATATCCGTTTTCTGTTATGCTTCTTTCTTTTGCCCACTGGGCGTATCCTCCTCCTCCGTTGTACGCCATTAACGCAAGGTCGATTGTTCCGAACCTGTCGTACTGTGCTCGTAGCAGCCAGCAGATGCCTTCGACGTTGCCTTCAAGTGTGTAAATGTCGATTCCTTTGTTCGCAAGATTTTGCGCATGATATTCTTCGTTTATGCATCCGATGCCTATGTACTTGGCTCCGCTGTGGATTTCCGTGTGGTCGGGATTTTCATTCCACGTCGTTTCAACTCCGAGCAACGCAAGGACTGTTCGGTATGGCAAGTCATATTTTTCTGCGTACTTATGAACGATATGCTGTAATCGTTCGCTTGCCGGTAGCGGTTTTCTTCTTCCGCCGTAAACGTAAGTCTCAAAGATTTGGAACTCGTCTTCCGGTGCTGCGAGACAAAGTTCTTCGGGCTCTTCTGTTTCAAACTCAATTACGATAACGTATTCGGTTACATAAATCGCTCGTCTATAGTGTTCTGCGCCGTCGTATTCTTCGTACTCGAGTTCGTCAAGCTCGTCTTCCGTTTCCGGAGGCTCTGTTTGAATTGTTGTTGTCTCTACGATGGTTGTCGTGTCAACGACGTATATCGCCTCTGCTTTTTCGTCCTTTGACGTTGTGAATGCAATTATCAGGATTGCTGCAAACAACGCCACAAAAAAACACAGAGCGTATTTCGGAAAATCTTTCATAGCAGCTTCTGTCCGCATTGTTCGCAAAACTTCGCATTGTCGCCGACCATTGCGCTACATTCGGGGCAAAACCTATGAAAGCCTCTGTGAATTGCGGATTGTCCTTCGCGCTTATCCATGTCCTCAATGGCGATTGCAAGCGCCTCTTTTGTCTGACTGTTGCTGTTTACACTCATCAAAAACAGAAGCTTGTTCTTGGCTTCTCTGTGTGTCACGAACTCACCTCGTTTATAATCAGGTCGCCGTTCGCAATCGCTGCTTGTTTTCTGCGATATTCACACAAGCAGTTCCACGAACAGAACGGAACCCTTTTTTTGTTTACTCGTTCTTTATACACTGTGCGAGGCATTAAAACGAACTCTTTTCCACATTCGGGACACACTGCTTTATGAAAATCTGCATAATAATTAGGCATTTAAACACTCCATTTCCCGAACATTTGTTCGTTTATTTTTTACTCGGCGATGCGAACTGAGTCGGCATCTTTGCCGTCTCTTTCTTTGTCGCTACGCCGTTTTTAACCTCGTAAAAAAAATACTTGGTTCTCGCTTGATCGCTCGTCACAAAACCCTTAAGGTTGTGCTCTTTGTCATAATAGCTCGCCCAAAGTGTTTGATTTTTCGGAACAAGCTTCTTTTCGTTATCAGTCATAGTGAACTGCTGCTCCGGTGTTGTCAGTCGCCCACTTTGCAACTCCGCCGTAATACTTCTCGGCAATCTCGAGCTGTCTCTTTGTCGGCAGCGAACGGAGTCTCTCATTCGCTTTCTTGAGCCTCTTAACAGACTCAGCGGCGGTAGAATAGAAACTGCATCCTACGCAAGATTTTCTCTCAAGAACTTTGCAGGCGTTGCAACCATAATCATAGTTTACGCAGCCTGTTTTTGCGGTGTTTCTCAATATATAGTCCTCCTTTATCGAACATTTGTTCGTTTTTCTATATTATATCACGGCAAAGCCTCTTTGTCAAGACCTTGCCGTGATTTTGTGTTTATGAATTTTTACGCAGTTTTTTGTTAACTGATTACGTCGTCAGCGTCGTTCAACAAATCCTCGATTTTGCTTATTAGATCGTTGCAATCGCTTGTTATTGTTGTCGCCGACGCCCAGATATCTGTAAGTAAATCCGCTTTGTCTGCACGTTCATCATACGTAAGCGAATTCTTAAGATTGTCGGGTGTATTGTCGAGGTTGAAGTGTTCGTCAGACTCAAGCCTTCCGAGCTTTGCATCCAGTTCGTTCAGCTTCTCCTCGGTTGCTTTGAGCTTATCTCTTATCTGACGGTAGCTCAGCATTATGTCTCTTAAGGTGTCGCGTGATTTTTTGTTCAAATTTCCCCTCCTGTTTTAGGCTCTCCCGTGAAATCCGTATTTCTCCATTAGGGTTTCATAGTTTACAAACGGACAATAGATCTCCGGTCTCGATAGCCTATTTGTTGAAAAATGTACCGATATGCCGTTCTCAGGAGTCATATGAACGGGATAGCCTATATCAATGTTGTGTACTTTTTTATAGCCGTCACATTTCAGCGAAATGTTTGTGGAAAACCACTTTTTCAAATCTTGCTTCATTTTCTCGGCTTCTTCCGGTTTCCCCCACATCCAGTTCGTCTTCATGCCTTTGTCGAGGATTTCTCTGCAAGTAAGATAATAAGCAAGCTGATTGCGGGTTAAATAGTCATATCCGACTATCTTTGTTGACACGATTTTCGTTGCTTTTCTTTTCAGCAAATAATCGTCTGCCCACTCGATGCCGCCACAGTTTCTGTCTTTTTCGTCTTCCTCTGTCAGCTCAAGCTTTGATTCTTCTTCCTTAATCATCGCCTCGACTTTGGCGACATTGCTACAATTCAAGCAATACTCTTTGTACCCGTCGGGGAACACTCCGCCGCCGCTAAGTCGTCTGGCTCTCTCGTCGGCATAGTTTATTCTTTCGCCTTTTTCTTTAAGACTGAAGAATCCGAATATCAAGAAACAAACTATTGATAAGATTAACCACATAGTTCACACCCCCTTTACTATATATATTATACATTATATGTTGCGTTTTGTCAAGACTTTTCGCTCGGATTATCCTGCGTATTGTCGGGTTTGAAAATTGCCTTTTCGTTTATGTGTTTGTAAAGAATGTTTTCCGATTCTACATAGATGTCGTAGCTTACGTCCGAGTTGTCTTCAAATGTCCCGAAACGGTCAATGATTTCGATTGTTCCTTCAATCGTTCGAGGATTTCCGTCCCAGTTGACATTGAAACAAACCTTTTCTCCGTAATCATATTTGGGTTTTCCGATCATATTGTCCTCTTATTCCGACTGAATGTCTATAAGTGTGCTCACGTCGCCGTTGCCGCCCATATATGTAATGGGGTATTTTCCGTCCCACTGCTGAATGAGATAATATTTAAGCAGATCGGGAGTGAGATATTCCGATACAGCTTTATTCTTCGCAGCTTCTTTTAAGCCTGCATATTCGGCGGCATCCGCCTGTATTTTCGTTACTTCGAGTTCTGCCTGAGCAGCTATTTTTGCAACTTCAGCCTGTGCGGTCGCTTCTATCTGAGCGCGTTCCGCAGCCTGTGCCGCTTCCATTGTTTTCTGCTCCTGCTCCGTCTGCGCCTTGAGTTTATTCTGCACGGCAACCTGTTTTGCTTCAACCGCGTTGGTAAATTCGTCCGTGAAGTCCATATCCTCAATCGCCGTTGACGTAACCTTTATATTGTATTTATGTAACTGTTCGCTCAAAAGCGCCTCGATCTCAGAGGCAAGACTATCTCTTTTACCTATCAGGTTTTCTGCCGTATAGTGTGCCATTATCGTTTTCACACATTCGGCAACATTCGGTGTAATTACCGTGTCAAAATAATCTGTTCCTATGCTTCTGTATATTTCGGAAGCGTTAACCTTGTCTATCTGATAGTTTATCGTGTAAACGCACGAGACTTCCTGAATGTCAGAACTGAAGCACGCAAGGTCTATCGTAGCCTTCTGAATACGGTTATCCATTTTGACTATTCTTGCCCACGGCGCTTTTGTGTTAATACCAGCGTCAAGAGTTGTGTCTTCAACCTTTCCGAATATCGTTACTATTCCCGTGTGTCCTGTCGGTATCGAAGTAAAGAAACTTCCGACGAACAATCCTATTGCTAAAAATATAGCAACAGCGGATGAAATTATCAAGACTTTTCTATAGTCCTCGTTGAACGCCCCGACAATCAGAAGGATAACCGCTATAATTGCGATTATGATGCTAAAAACAAATGCTACCATTATTATTCTCCTTTTTATTTATTGTTTTATTGGTTGTTGTTGCCTGTAATAAGCTCGCTGTGCGGCAGAGTTTCAATCCACTTGCAGAACTCTCTCCACTCGGGGAGCCGGTGGTTCTTTCTCTGCGCATAAATCGTCTTGAGCTGCCTGTAGTTTGTCGTCATTCCCGCCGTCAAAATGAAACCCGCAGGATTGCTGTAAAGGATTTCGAGATATTTAACTTTCTGAATATCACTATTCTCGGGAATTAACCCTGCTTCGACACGACCAGCAAATTCGTTATACTCTTTAACCTTTTCTTTCATGATCTCAATTATGCGTTTATCGACGTACTCGTTGTACGCTTTGTTGAGATCGAATTTTGTTATGCGGTGCATTGTGCTTTGCGAGCTGACAAAATCAAGAAAGTGATACCGCTCCGCCTCGACCCACGCTTTGTTTGAAAACGAGAAATCGAACTGAACGATTATTCCGGTCAAAAATTGGTCATGACCAGAGCCACGTTCAGATTGTGCCAGAGCCTTTATCCCTTCGGTTAATTCTTCTGTCGGTTTGTTTATATCAACCGACATCGGAAACTTTGCTCGGCGAATGCTCTCTTTAAGACCATACACAACTGCGTTTGATACCACGCCACAGCCTTCTACTGTAATGTAACTCATTTAAACCTCCTGTTACTATTTTACGTAAACACAAAAGTCAGAGCCTATGAAATTGTCTGTGGTTAATTCGTTGCTTGAAAACAGCCTCATACACCCGCTTTTCGGCAAACAGTCTATACGCCAATCAACATATTTCGGATGCTGAAAATCTATTCCATTGCCGCCGATACCGTTTAAATGTATGACATCTGACCAACCAGATACAACTCCCACGATTTTTCCACGCTTGGCGAGAATAAACTTAATACTTCTATATCCGCTGTCGTGTTTTTTAGAGGTTGGAACCAGTATGATTTCAGAAAACGAATCGCATGGTTCAAAATTCTCCATATCCAAGAATTCTTTTTTTGAATAAGAATTGATGTCTCTGTCCATAAAGCCTCCTTTTATAAAGACGCGCAAAACGCGCCGAGCTTATTCCACAATACGAGAGTCTCAGGTGATATCAGGATATCGTCGGGAACTCCAGTTACGCAGTGCCACAGATAAGCTTTCTTCCATAACTGTGCGGCATACTGCCTTTCCTTAATGGTGAAGTACTGGAGCCATAATCGTCTGCGTTTGCCGGTGTTCCACCGCATTCCGTAAACCGTTTCTGCGATCAGTTCGTATGGGATTTTCTCTTTTATTTGCTTGTCAGTCAGCTGAATAAGAGTTCTTTTCATTCAGCCTCCCAGTACGTATATCCGCATTTAAGCGAATAGTAGTCTTTGCCGTTTCTGAATTTGATAGGATGTTTAGTGATGAATGTGCCGTAGAAATTGCAGACCACGTTGTTCTCAACGGTAATCGGGTTACCGCCGTCATCGCTATGCCTTATCTCATACACGTACCACCCGTCGGGAACCGTGCTTCGGTCAACGCGTTCAGATGTAAGCACGCCGACGTTCTCGGTCGTCTTGCCCGGCGCAAGCATAAAATTATCGCCGATTGCAATCGCCGCGTCGAAACTAATTCCGTTTCTCATTTCGTTCTCCTTTCAGAATCTTATTTCAAGAGCGTTTATTGCTCCGTTCTCGTCTTTTGCTGCGAACACGGGGTACCAACCGTCGCCATATCCAGACTCCGTACAGAAACCCTCTTTTGTAATGAGATAGTTGTGCTCATTTATCTTTTCGCAAAATTCATCCCATTCATCGTCATTATAATCGGGCTTGTTTTGAAAGAAGCCCGCGAGACCCGCATCAACAGCCAGTTCTCCGATTTCTTCAAAGTCCTCGTAGTCATGCATTGTGTCGCCTTTATAATATATTCCGCATATGAACGTGCGACTGTACTTTCTTCTTTTCTGGGTTATGCTGTCTATATAACTCAATTGTCATTTCCAAGCAACACAGCGATACTCCCCCGGTTTGACTCTAATTCCGCTTTTGACACACGAGGTGTCCGCATCATAACAAGGGTCTGTTGCTGTAACCGGCGTTTCGTCGTAATATCTTGTTCCGACTTCTATAGGTTTTAGCTTCATTTTGTTCTCCTTTGCATAAATTCGTTTATCATAATCCTGTTTGTAATAAGCGGGGATGCGCCACTGCTTCCAGCGATGTTCTACCGCTACTTTGTCTTCACTCCCAACTGTTTCTCTGATGTCTTGCGTGTCTTTCTTGTGTTTTTTACCTCTTTTTCCACCATGATTGGTGTCATTTTTGCACCTTTTCCCCCTTTTTTAACGCGATTTCTTACCCGAAGCTTACTTTGCAACGCGCGTGCCAGACAGCTGGTCTTCCCGGGGTGTTCTTTTCGTCCTAACATTTTTATACGTCCGATAATACCGAACGCTTGGTTTCACCAAAATGCGATTATGATTTTAAATTAAAGCGCGTTTAACGCTGCTATATCTTCGGCAGAAAGTTTGCTGACGTCGAACATCGGCTCCTTCTGCATCGCTTTTATTTCGTTAAGCGTGTAACCCTCGAGAAGCATCTTCTTCTCGACGCAGAGTTTTGAGACCGAATTATACAGACAGCGTTTGTTGTTTACGACGGTGTCCCATATCGACGTGTCGTCCTCTTTGAAAGCTTCGTAGCTTATGTCGTCCACCTCTTTTTCCGTTGTGGCATTTTTGATTTTTGCTTTATAGTATTTAAGTCTTTCGTTGTAAACTTCTTTTGTCATATTATTTTCCCTTCCTGTTTGAGTTTTCTGCGAATGTTCAATCGCTCGGTCAAATCCAGATTTGTATAATCAGGATATAACCTGTAGATTGTCTCATAGTTTTTTGCCTGAATTCTGTCGTACTCCGCAAGGTTCGCTCGTGTAACCTCTTCGCGGATTGAGAATAGCTCACGCGGATACGTCAATCTTGCTCACCTCTTATTTTCGAGTCGAGTTCGTCAAACTTTTCCAAAGCTGAAGCAAGTTCGTTTGCAGAATACACATATCTTGCCGAGCCGTCTTTAAGGTAAGAACTAACTTCAACTGTAATCTCCTTCTTTTCCCAGTCAATATTCAGACTTAAAGATACGGAATGATATCCTTTGTTTGAAGCCTTAATGACCATTCTTTATCGCCTCCTTCGCCCACCTTACGAGGAAGTTCATCTCCTCGTCAAATCCTCCGTCGCGTCCTACAATGAAATCAGCGTTGAAATACTCGTTGACCCACCAATCAAACTCCCCTTTGGTTTCGGGGATGTTGTCGACGTATCCCCACTCGCCCTGAAACTCGTCGGGCATATATTCAAAAAACTTCATGGTGTCTCCGTCTACTTCTTCGTACAATTTCAAAATGCGCTCTGCATCGAGGATTTCAATTTCAAAACTGCCGTTGCCGTTGTTTGCGCATTCGTTTGCGTAAATGATATATACACGATCTTTGGCTCCGTATACTTTGCCCGACGCAAACACCGCGTCCATTCCGGGCACGATATTCTCGTATGTTCTTTCTGTGGACTCGAGGCAAACGTATCCTTCATAGTCTTGGTCATATCCGTAGAACTGACAACCTTTGCACGAGCCTTTATTACAAATATGCGCCATAGCGTTCTCCTTTCAGGTTTTTATGATTGTATTCTTTATGAACTCTTTTTCGTCAATCCCATTTACAGCGTCCCAAGCCGAGACGTCTGCAAAATATTCTGTGCGGTATTCGTCGTATAAATCGTATGGTTGAATAACTCTTGCTATAGCTCTTAACGTAACTGTTGTGCTACCAACCCATTCGACGAACGACCATAATATTCCGTCTTTCTCAAATAATACGCCATGCTCGTTTAAATCAGAGATATCGTAATAATTTGATATAATGCCACTTTCGAGGAAGTGAAATCCGTGTTGAAGCGCAAGATCTATACAGCTACTTGCCCATACTCTTGCGGTTATATTGCAAAAGCGGGAGGTGTTTGTAAGCCGTTCGACTTTCATCCCGTCACCCCGTTTATCGCGTCCCAAGCGGACACTGCGTCGAATTCCGGTTCGAACACGTTTCCGACTTCTCGCAGGATTATGCCGGATGAATCGTTGAGCCAACGTATAAACACATACAATTTGTTGTCTTTTACGTACATTGTGCTGAAATCGTTAACCAATTCTCCATCGGAAATATCGACAAGATTCGATATGCTTATAGCGTATACTCTTTCATATCCGAGGCGCTTGGCAACTGTTTCGCACCACTCTTCGCCTCCCTCGCGTGGAAGAAAAACGTCGACCGGTGTGTATGGATTGTAAGTTTTTTCTACTATCATATCACACCTCAAACGTCGAATTCGTACAGCCAGTCTGAGAAATGTTCGAGAATGTTGCCGTCAACATTCATCCACTGTGCACAGAACTCGTCCTCGGAGTATCTTCTATAGAAATCCTCAATGACACCCGCCGATACATATACAGTTCCGTGCGCCCTTAGGTAATCCATAATCTTTTTCATATCGTCGGGAAACTCAAAGTGTTCGTATTTTTCGTAAATTTTCATATCGTTCTCCTCTAATGTAATCCAATAAAAGTGTGCTACAGCAGTTACTACCGATGTATTGGACTCAATTAACTCCGCCTACACCGCTCTGTGTGTTTCGTTTGTCAAAGTTTCTCGAATCTTTTTTTCCTTTTTTCTTTTCAAAGTCTTGATTTCTTGTACTCATTGTCGGTATTTCTTCTGCGTTTTAGCCAATTCTGACAGTTCTTTGCGATTTCTGTATCTATTTTGGCAACTGTTGCTATGTGCCCATAGTCTCCTCAGCTCGATCTGTCGTCCTAACATTGCGGTGCGTCCGATAAAACCGAACGCTCAACTTGCGTTGAAATACGATTACATTATAAAATGGTTATTTGTTTTTCGTTTTCTTCTCGCTGAAATCTAAGCGATAAAGCCCCGACTGAACCCGCCAGATTCCATCGGTACCACGGACAACGTGGTCTATTTGGTGTACGGATTTTTCCCAGCAGTTCAACTTCCACTTGTAAAAGATTTCTACGGCAAAAACTCCAGAAGAGTTTTGTTCGGTGAACCCGATTTTTATATCATAATCACCCTTTTCTTCGTGTACCTTTTTTACCATAGATATAGCTTCATCGACCGTTATTCTGATTGCTTTCCCACCTGACGCCGACCAGTGCGGGCACCAGTGCTCAAACACATCCGCATAATGCATATACTGCGGAGGCTGTATATATGTGCAAAAATCGCTTGCTCCCCTCATTTCGCGATGCTTGCAATTAAGGCACACACGCTTTCTCTCTTCGCCCATATTTTCATCAAACTCCTTTCTGATTACCCTCATTTTGCCAATAATCCGTAGTAAACACAGGGCGGTTTTCTGTCTTTTACGTTCGGTTCCTTCCAACATTTGTCGCTAACGCATCTCTTTTTCATCTCATCGTTTGGACATTTGTAACAGCCGGGACTTTTTAAGCAGTATTCGGCAAGCTCTTTTTCTGTCGGTGTAAGTTCTGTTTGATTCTTCATGTCATATTCATATCCTCTCCGACAATATTTATCTGGCAACTCTTCATCACCTCGAGCGCCGCCTTGTGTCTTTCCGGCGTCGAACCGGCGCAGCAGGACGCGTCAACCGTAATTTCAACTTCGGGGCACGTTGCCTTGATGAGAAGTGCGTTTGAAATAACGCAGATATCGGTACACAGACCGACGATTTCGATGCGGTCATATTTTTTGCATTTGTTGGCAAGCTCTAAACTGCCAAATGTCTTTTTGTTGACAACTTCGCTTTTGTCGTCTTCAACATTCAACAGAGCGTCACGCACCTTGACGTCGAATGTCCACCCTTCCGTTCCGTAGATACAGTGCTTTACGGGCAAATGTTTGCCTTCTGTGGTTTCAAGATAGTCTTCCTCATGTTCATCCTTGGTCGCAAAAACAAAGCCGTCCCAGTTGTGGATTTTCTCAACGACTTTCGGAACGATTGCCCGCGCTTCTGCGGAGCCGAGCGAGCCGTCGATGAAATCTTTTTGCATATCGACCACGATCAGCGCTTTCATATTTCGTTCCTTTCCTTTCTCAAGTGGTACTTTATCGTCTGTCGAAGCCATTCTGTCATTGTATTCCAGTTGAGGTTCAGTGCGCTGACGCTGTCGTCGAGCCATTCGGCGAATAAGAAGTTAAGCAGATCATCTTTCTTGACAAGCCATTCTGCCTCGAATTCGAGGAACTTGTCCTGAATATAATCTGCCATTAGCATTTCCGCATAATTCTCGAAGAAGCAGATTTCGTAAAATCTGTCGTAAACCTCAGGCGTTTCTTTCTTGAGCATTTTACTGCGGAACTTGCAAAGTTCGTTTGACACCTTGTCGACAAGATTAAAATATAATTCGTCAGTCATTTTAGTCCTCCTTCATAAAAGATTAGTTTGATTTTCCCACGGCGCTGTGACAAGATATGACGGCGAACCGTTATAGGATACGTAGCCGTTCTCCTCATACCAGTTGTCGTTTTTGTATATAAAATGCCACATCTCGTTGTCTTCGCCAACGAATTCTATCTCGCCGGCGGAAATTTTATATTCTTTGTTAAGCTCGACTAACGCTTTTTTGACATCATCTTCGTAGTAGATCGAGTCGTCGCTGATCTCCACAGATAACGGGTGTGCTCTTGATATATACACATCATAAAAAACTTCTTCAAGAATTGTTTTTACATCCTCGTTGACCTCCGCCCAGTTTTCTTCGGTGGTCAAAAAATCAATATACCCTTTTGCTTGCGCGCTGTATCCCATATTTCCCTCCTTACATAGTTATACTTCTGTATAATAAACGCGTTCTTCTATCAACTCTCGTTGTTCAGTAAATATCGGTGGTTCTTCGTCTATCACCCACACGTTGGGAGTTTTAAATACGCAAACTCCGCGTTTAAAGGCTGCTGGTTGTTTATTGAAGTTTATATTATGCTGCGAAAATAGCATTTCCTGAATATCATTGCAAGATTTTTTATTCAGTTCTTTATGCGAAAAATAACATTGTCCGAGCATTTGTATGGCGTTTCTGGTTGCATCTTGCTGACGCCAAATAAAGTAGTTTGTGACTTCCTCTTTCGGCAGATTAAACACTCTTGCATCGAATATAGCGCCCGTGGCGTTCCGGTATGCGTTAGCAAGTGAGTCTTCTTCCGCAGACGTGTGCCACGCTTCATCGTAATCGTCGAACCACTTACCGGCTTCCTCGTCAAAAAACTTGGCGAAGGCGCTCGTTGCTATTGACGCAGCGACAGAACACATTTTTTGTATTCTGTAGTCGAACCAAGCGCTTGTCGAAAGCGTGTCATAATCAGTCAGAAGAAGAGATATTTCGTCACTTTGCGTGTATCCGAATTTGCATCCTTGAATATTCTGGCACAGATACTGAGTAGTGCGATTCATTGCATTATGAAAAACGCGATCATATGGCTTCGTAAAGTGTTTGGTGAAAGTGTGAAATGCTTTGCCGTCTATTCGGACTATCACAGGTGTTCTTCTTGATAAACGAGTTTCAGATCGTTCTTCATAAAACGACTTCATTCTATCCCCGAGCGAATCTTTTTTCATATATTCCTCCCTTTTGTATGTATCAATCAGTAAAATATTTCCGGTATTGCCTCCGACGGCACCTCGTGAAGCATCGCAGCCGTCCACACAACGGATTTCTGCATACTTGTCGGCTTCCAACGGTCGTTTACATCGAACTTTGATTTGTAGGACAAATAATATCCTGTTCCGTAGAGATAATGATTTGCGACGTACCCCATATCGACAAGAGTGTCGAGCGCTTTGCCGTATTCTCCGCCCCACGTCTTTTCTCCGTTAGAAAAAGCCATCACGGGCTTCAGCCCTTCTTCTTGCGATTTATAGCAAAGGATCCTGTAAGCAAGCTCCTCGTGACCGGCGAAATCGCATGGGTAAAAATCTCCATTCGGAGCGATAATGCCTGTCCAGCCCGGGATTGAATTATCAATAACCGGCTCAAGCCCGAACTCGCATCTGGCGTTGTTCCGTTTTGAAAACTTTTCCGGTTCGCGGGTTTCGACTTGGATCTCGCGATCTGCCGACAAGCGGTATTTAGCGTTGCGCATTTCGAATCCCGGAGAACTTTTCGTTGCTTCATATATATTCTCCCAGAATTCATCATCTGTCACCGGTATTCTGCACTGGTTGGAGCAGATATAAATGAGCTCCGGATCTTCGAGCAACCATAAACCAGCCTTTGTCGGGTCTTGTGCGGCGGGCAGAGGTTCAATATATTCCCCGAGCCGAACCTTATCTTGATCCTTATCGCTATATTGGAACCATATCGAACATTCCTCGGCGGTGTGGACGTTCATTTCTCTCGCTTTTCGGTAAGATTTCACCGTACTCCACTTGTCTACATAGTATATGCCGTTACGCTGAATATCCGCTTGAATTTTCGCTATTTCATGCTTCTTGCTGACTTCTTGAAGTTTGTCGGTTATAGGGCGATAACGAGCGTTGTCATCGACAAGCTCAAACGTATTCACACCGACGAACTTTTTGCGACCCTCAAGAATGTCGTTAACTGTCTTGGTTATCTCATCTTCGGAATACCCAACCATACAAGAACCAATCAGTTCGCGAACGACCGGGTATGGCTTGTCCTCGTCCCAGAACCAAGAACGTGCGAATTCGGTAAGCCACTCGCCGTCTACCGAAAAATGTAAAACCTCAGTTTCCATTGTACCTCCTAATTTTATTTATAGTTATCGAGCCATAGGACTTTCACCTATAGGAGCAAAGGTTGGATTCGGGTGCGCATCCACTACCAACGGTTTCTAACCACTTTCTACTATTGTTGACTTTGCTTTTTCGTGCTTCATATTTTTAAGAGACTTTCTTTTTGGTCGGGATATTGTGGGATTCGAACCCCTCCTCCGCCTCCTCTGGCGGTATGCTGCCTCCACTTACACCATCACCCTAATCTCTGCCACGCTTTACCGAGCTGTACGGGCTCTTACGTAAAGCTTGTACGTGTGGCATACTACACACGGCTTTATTACTCACTACTCGATTTTTTATATCGACATTACGTTTTCGGTTATTTCTTTCGGTTTGCCATACAAGAAGTTTCCGACATCGTGAATATTTGTTATCTTGTCAATCGACCAACCATTATACAACTCAATTGCGCTCTCAAGACTCACTGCAATCAAAGCTTCGAGTTGTGCCCCTGCGAAGCCGTAGTATTTGCTGAATTCTATAAGTGCATCTTTTGCGCTCTGCGCCTTGACCCAGTAAACATAGCGCAAACTCCCCGTTTCGTTAACTCTGATTACAAATTCGTATAACCTCATATATAATCTCCTTATTCAATATACATTGGATCAGTCGGTTTTGTTTCGTCTTTTTCATAGTGTGAACATTTCCGAAGATATTTAAAGTTATCGCCAGAACGCTCTCTTGTTGACTGCATCCAATTTCCTTTATATTCACAAGCTATATAAGTTCCGTATCCCGTGTCACAACAATTGTAATATTTGCACTGTTGTAAACATTTGTATTTTTTAAGAGCCTCTTGTTTTCTTTTTTGATATCTCTCTTCGGCTTCTTTACGATATTCGTCATACTCTTTTTGCAACATTTTCTCCGTCCACGGAGAAAGATTAAAAAACTTCCAGACCGGCATTCCATCTAATATGTCTTCTGTTACGCCTTTTGCAACTTCCTCTGGCGAACAATTCATAAATCTGACCATGACTCTGTTGCTGTTTATAAATGCAACAAGCGCCTCAACGTTTATATCATCTGTGCCATATTCGATTTGACCATGGATCTTCAACATTTCAACCAGTTCGTAAAATCTGGCGTATGGCATATCGTCTATATATTCGCCAAACATTTATATATCTTCCTTGAAATCTTCTGCGCGGAATCCGTTTCTATACTCTCCGCTATCACCTCTGACTATACAAAGCACCATAGCCGTTAACATATAGTCGTAGACGTTGGTTTTAAATGCACCGTAACTTGCTATTCTGGCGCTTTCCTGCATTTGCCTTAGCTGCATTGACGGTTTATCTGCGTGATCGATAAAATCGCAGAATACTTCAAATATGATGCCTTCTATGACTCCATCGGTGTAAACATTGCGATCACAGCCGCTGTATTTCATCATATATGCAATGGCGGCTTCGCGATACGAAGGATATTCGCCGCCGTGATGTTTCAAATAGCGGATCATTCCTACTGTCTTTTTTTCCATAAAGCCTCCATTTTATCCGCCGAACACGATTTCATCAAACAGCGCGAACTGAATGATTGCGTCTGCGGTTCCGGCGTCATACTCGCTGGAATCGAAATCTCCGTCGAAATAGCCCTCTTCAAAGGCTTTTTTTATGCCGTTGAGTAATTTGTCGAGCGTGAGGCTCCACTTGTCGTCACTTTCTGCATCGTACAGGATAAGCTCTCCGCCTCTCGAAATCTGATCTGAGGCATATTCGCCGAGATAATCGCCCACGACATCGACTCTGTCGCACCAGTACGTGATGCCGCCTTCAAGAGCGTCGCACATAAGGTCGTCTATGTTTTCGTCTGTTACTTTTATCGTCTTTTTGACTGTCAAATTATGCATACCATTCTCCTTCTGGGAACTCAATCCCTACTGTTTTATAAAGCGTTTCTAACGCTTCGATTTCTGATTTTGATAACCTCACAGGATTTCCGTCGATTGCTTCTCCGAGCTGGCTCAAAGCGTCGTTCCACGACATATCCCTTGCGTTTTCCAAGTCGTACACGGCGTAGTACGGCTCGTCAATCCACGTCTTTTCGTAAACAAGAAACCAACAGTCTGTTTTTGTATTTCTTGTCGCGTGTTCCAACGCGGTGTACTGTTCGTCTGATAATGTCATTGAATGAATTTTGTTCATCGTTCTCCTCCTTTTTATTTTTACACAATCCTAAGTTATAGATGGCGCCTTGACCAAGGAGTCCTCCTCGTCATCGAGATGCCTCGGTAATCACGTTTTTATACCTCTTTAGGGGGTCGTTTTTCACATTTTTTCAATTTATATACCCTTAATTTGAGGTTTCACCATCAGGATTACTTCCATCTCGGACTGCAGCATCCTTCGGATCCTGATACCTGCTCCTTCTTCGTTCTAACATTTTTATACGTTCGATAAGACCGAACGCTTGCGTTTCCGCAAAATACGATTGTGTTTCTTATTTGTTAAGCTCATTCAAGAGCTCGTCTTTCGTTTGTAGTAATAATTCGTACAGCTCGTTGTTTGATACAACCTTAGGAGCCACAAGTTCATCGCCGTCCCACTTTCCAAGCGTAAAGTTGGACACCGCTTTCCTCGCTTCGTCGCACTGTTCTTTCATAATGCCAAGATACCGGCTCGTTGTCGTTGCGTTCTCGTGATTTAACAACGTCTGAATTACCGCAAAATTCTTCTCGTTGATTGACGCGTCGTAAGTGCACTCAATAACCTTGACGAAAGTCTTTCTCATAGAGTGCGTTCCGAGGTGGGCTTCAATCCCGAGCGCTTTCTGCGCTGCAGTTAATATCTTGTAATACGCTTTCTCCGTGATGTGCTCGCCGCTTCTCTTGGTCTGGAATACATAGTCATTCAGGATTATTCCCTCGGGAAACAACTCGTTGACATATTCTTCCATAGCGGTCTTTATCGCCTCGGTTATCAGCGCATTGTTAATCTTTGTCGTTTTTTTCTCGAGCACCGGTATTCTCTCGCGGAACTCGTAGTCGTTGTTGTAAATGTGATAGAATTTCAAGCGAACGATGTCTGACGCTCTGACGCCGAGGTTACAACCGACCATCCACATTGTAGCGTTACGGATACCCTCAGGAGTTTTTTCCTTGAGCCAGTCATAAACACGCTTGAAGTCCGTGTATGAATTGATTGCCTCAGATGCGGATGCAAGTTTCCGTCCGTTGACGTTAACACCGCTCAACATTCGTTCAGTTTTTTCTGCGTTCTCCTTGTCTCTTTTACCCTGACGTTCTTCTTTCGTCAAGACTTTTTTGTATTGACCGTTGTCGATTGCGTCAACCAACTCCTGATACTTTAACTCATAAGTCAGCTGCTTTCTCTTAGCTTTTTCGAGTTCTTTTTCGAGGTAGTCGATTTGTATCTGGCGTTCCATTGCAATCTGCTGCCAGTCAACCATTACCCTTGTTTCTTCCATTTCGATCCCTCCGTATTCCTTTGTACTAAAACATTTCTTCTGTGCCCTCTTGCGTCTAATATAATCAAACGCGTCTTGCCGACCATATTTAGTCTGCTTAGGTATCTTTTCAATACTTAAGGGAAGACTATGAATTGTTCACACAATCCTATGAGAATAAAAACGGTTCTGCCCACAGGGTGCCGGCATCCAACTTTGTTTGGACATTGTTCGATTGTGTCCATTTCCTACGCTTAATTGGGAAATCTTTTTTAACTTTTTACTTCTTTGAGGTTCGTTTTTCTTGATTTCCACCCTTTCTTCATTGCGACGGTTGCTCTCGAATCTTCATTCCCCGTGTGACCCCAGACGACGTTCTTGAGATCCTGATCTGCCTCCTGATCTCTCGTCCTAACATTTTTGTACGTTCGATAAGACCGAACGCTCAGCTCTTGCTGAAATACGATTGTGCTTTTATCTTTGGACAAACTCGCAAATCTCACCCGTCTCAGGATTGTAAAGCTCTCCCGAGAACATAAGCGGGACGTTGTATGCAAGTCTGCATTCTTTCCTGATACGATATTTTAAATTGGCGACTGCTTTTCGCGGCGTTTCCGCAAGTGTTGTTGCAACGTAGTTGTTACGCGTAATCAATGTTCCGTCACGCTCAACTCGTCCTGTAAACACCCATTTTTCTTTCATAAGTTACCTCCAATTGTGGTTCGAAAACTTAATCTCATGAGAAACTTCCATTCTGGAAGTTTCGCATCTGATTAAGTTTTGAACGATATTTGTTGTGTTTTACGTTCGGTAAAACCAAACGCCCGTTTTCTAAACGAAATATTCGTAACTTTTTATGCGCTCTTTATTGCGCTTATTATCGTGTCGTACACATTCTTGTTGAACTTCAACGACAGCTTATTCAGAATCTGTTCTACGGCTTCCTTTTCAACCATTCTACAATAGTTCAGGTTGCCGAGCATTTCCTGCAACTCTCCGAGTTCCCATTTTTCTTCCTTTGCATCGGACATCATAAACGAGAACAGCGTTGCTTTCAGGATCTTCTTTCTCTTATAGCCGACCGTAATGTTACCGTCTTTATTCAGCATAAGACCAAGGTTCCAGTTGCGACCTGCCGATGAACCGTATCTCGTCTTTTCTGCGTTCAGACTGAACGGCGTTTCCCATTTCGCAAGCGTGTTCTTGAGAAACGTCTGAACTTCCGTCCACTTAAAATCATACTCGGAAGTTATTGTGATATCGTCTGCATATCTCGTATAGACGAGGTGCGGCGTGTGTTCGCGGCACCAACGCGCTATCTCGAGGTCGAGCGGTATCATCATGATGTTAGTTATCATCGGGCTAATCGGACTGCCCTGCGGAAGTCTGCCCTGATACATACATATATCCAGAGCCTTCTCGAAATACTCTTTGCCTTTTACAGAAGTTAATATCTCGTTGTACGGATATATCATTGAAAACATTTTCAAAACAAATTCTTTCGTGGTGTTCGGGAAGAACTTGGAGAAGTCAAACTTAGCAAACCACCTCGAGTGGTTGCTCTGATGACGTTGCATCGCGTATAGACAACATCTATGCGGAACGTATGCAAAGGCACAAGTATGATACGGTGCGCCGATTATATTCTCGAATATAAACTTGAGTTGACGCTGCGCGTTCTTCAGTTCTTCGTCAGGCTTATCTATCTGTCTGTGTCCACCAGACTTCTTCGGTATATTGTACGGATGATAATGACTGTCGATTCCGCTCTCGAACAGTTCTTTGTGGTTTTCGATGAAGTTGTGGAGCGCGTCCACCATCTTTGTCAACTTCAGATTCGCTAACATTCTTATCGGAATTTCTTCCGTCGTGAATGTTACTGTGTCGTATGTGTTTCTGTCGGGCATTAGAGCCGACTCTGTGACGCCGTTGATTACGTCCCAAGCAGTTATCTGCTTTTCGCGCTGCTTTTTTGCATAAGTGATATAATACATTTTCCCTTTTCCTTTCTTTACCTATCCTATGAGGTTTTGAATGCCCCTTCAAGCTTCTGAAGTTGATGTCTGGCACTCGTGTCGAGATAAATTTTTATTAAAATTAGAACTTTTTTGGATTATCTTCGCCAACTTTATTTTTTTAATTGGGAATCTAACTTCACTTTCTGGTTTTGTTTTGCCATTTTTTCTTGCGCAATGCCTCTGCACCTGTTGCTGCGTCACCAGCTCTGACTCCTCGTCCCAGTCCTCTTCGTTCTAACTTTGTGTTGCATCCGATAAGACCGAATGCTTTGCTTTCGCAAAAATGCGATAGGTTTATAATGTTTGTCCTGTTGCGAGGAAATCGCATCTTTCGTTGTACTGATTTCCCGCGTGTCCCTTCGTCCATTCAAACGTCACATTGTGAATGTCGAGGATATTCAAAAGTTCTTCCCACAAATCTGCGTTCGCTGCGGGTTTGTTGTCTTTTTTGTACCAGCCGCGTTCTTTCCACGACTGTACCCAGCCCTTTCCGATTCCGTCAACAACGTACTTACTGTCCGTTATCAGCTTGACCGAACACGGTCTGTTCAGAGCGTTCAGCGCGTTGATGACCGCCGCGAGTTCCATACGGTTATTCGTCGTGTCTTCTTCGGCTCCGAAGATCTCCTTGACTTTATCTCCATATTTCAGTACGGCTGCCCAACCGCCCTTGCCGGGATTTCCCGAGCAGGCTCCGTCGGTATAAATCTCCACGTTTGTCATAACTCGTCAATCCTGAACTGGAATGGGTTTACGTAAATCATTCTTTTCAGTTCTCCTTTCTTTACAAAATTTATAAAGTTGCAAACTCCTACGTTGCAAACTTCTCTCACCGTTGGTGCGACTCCGAGAACAACTCCGCACGCAGACACCGGTGTTGCTTCCGCAGCTTCTTCGTGAGAATAGTTCATCGTCTTGAGATAGTTTATGACGTCTTTCATCTTGCCCCACTCGGAAGCGTAATGCATAGCGTCCTCAAGCCGTGTTCTGAAATCAAACACCGCTTTTATTTCTGTGTTATATTTGTTTGCCTCGCAAATTTCTCTGCGCAGGTCTATATTGTCAACCGCAAGGAACACATATCCGTTGAGCGGTTGTTCTGTATACTTGCCCAGAACTTCAACCTCGACCTCGGGGTTGATGTCTTCAAGCATTTTCTTCACCTCTGTCGCTTTGTCCTCTCCGACCGAATGCGAGAAGAACATCTGATTGGCGATATTGTGTTCTTCCACAAGGTCGAAATCATACAGAGAAAATTTCCTTACTCCGAGCCTCGCAAGATTTTCTGCGAGCGTTGAGCCAACGGAACCGCATCCGATTATGTGACACGTTCCGTCAACTTTTTCAGGGGCAAAGTATTCGTAGCTCTTCTGTAAGTTCATAACCTTCGTCCTCCCATTCTCTTTCGCGCAGATACCATAACTCTGCGTGCGCCGTCTCAGCTTCTTCTTCGTCGCCATATAACAGGATTGGCAGGAGTTTCACTGCTTTTTCATACGGCGACATTTCTATCATTTCTATCGTTCGCTTCGGTATAAACGGTTTGACAAGTTCTTTGGCGTTCTTTAAGAACTCTGTCGTATCATATTCTCCGGTCGTGTCGAACTCCACGTCAACCTCTTTGTTCACGTAGAGTTTGCCGTTCTTTATGTCGTTTATCTGAACTGTAAACTTACCGCTTTTGTTGAATATCATAAAGACGTAGAACACGTCGTCAACAAACTCGGCTTTCGGAAGATTTTTCAAAATGTTCTCCCGATATGTCATATCAAAACCCGAGGGGGTTGGCGTCATGTTCACATGAGAATGACCGTGCATTCTCAATGCGTTGAACTGTTCATCCGGTAGAGTGTCGAGCCACGCTTCGTACTCTTTCTGGTCGCTCTCTACGTAGGCTCCGGAAGCCTTGTGTGGAAAAACAAGTATGTCTTCCACAACAAAACCGTCATCAGTTCTGTTAACAATACCGTGCCATTCGACCTCGGTATCGAATCCCGCAAGCAGTGCGGCAGTCTTTTTAAATGCTTTTGCATTAAATTTAAGACTCGGCATTGGATTGTTCCTCCTTGTTTATTATTTTCACGAGCTCGCCCGGAGTGATGATTGAACCGTCGGGCATTAAAATACACCTCTTATTGCTTCTCATACTCGTTATGAACTGCCTCATCGCCGCGCTGTCGTCAATGTTGATGTTTCTCGTTGCAGCGATTGCCTGTTCAATTCCCATGTCCCATTCTCCGGCGGCATTATAGTTGTTGAGCTCCGCCGCATTTGTTCCGAGGCATCCGAAGGCTATCAAGTGCGGATGCGAAATTGCGTTCATGTCGTCTTCAGCCGCGCCTTGTACCACTCTTACGACACCTTCTTTGGTTATCAAAAACCTCGAATACACTTTGATTTTTGCCTTTTTATTTACCAAGCAATACTTGAGAACTTTTCTCAATTCGGGGCTTGCGCTGCCGAGAATGGTGTTCGGATTGTCTATATAGCGTCCTATTTTGTCGCTATAGTTCTGGATAGTTTCGCTTATCGTGAACGTGATGTCATCAGAACTGTATGTTGATATCCGCAACTGTTTATGTTGCTTGAAGAATTTAGCCAGATCTGAGCTATCTCCGTGAGAACCGAGAGATATCGCTCTGACGGCTTCCTGAAGAGACCGGAGGTTTTCATACTTGGCAGTCAATTGTGATGTCAATTCATAAATCTCGTCATTCAGATTGGCAATCTGACTCTCGAGATGATTGTATGTTGTCAAACTTGGGTCGATTTTGAATGCCGCAAATGCCTGATTCGCGACCTTTTCCTCAAGATTTCCGAGCTTTCTGTCAACCAGAGCATTCGTTATCTCGATGATTTTTCCCTCATCTTTTGCAATCAGGGCGTTGATGAACGCCTTGTCTTCTTCGTCGAGAGGGGTGGGGGAGAGCCACGGAACTAACTGCGGATACACGGTGATTAAGTCCATCGCAGCCTTGTTGTCGCGGTGGTTATAATGATCGCCCGTCATGAATATCTGTGTCTGTTGCTGATCATTGTTGCGGAGAACGACTACGTTATTCCCGCAGAATTTCCTAAGATATTGCTCTATAGGCGCACTTGCGGTATTCAGCCTCTCCCAGCCGTCGTAAACGCCAGTCGGCGCTTGCATATACCTGAATTGAATGTATCCGCTGTAATTGTCGGATACCAGCGATTTTGTTGGCTTGATGTCGTTTTTGATATATAAATACCTACCGACAATCGTATAAACATTGCTTAAACTCGAGCGTGCTGCATAGTCTCTATCAAGCAAATGACTTAAGATTTTTATGTCCATCAACTCTCCTCCTTTCTGTTTTATTTATCTCGTCTCAGGCTCCGTCGCCCTTAACGACTGATGCGAGAACCACGTCCTCGTCTTCTTCTACGCCGAGTTCGGCGAATGTCTTGTCGAAATCTCCGTCATCGAGAACCACGCCGCAAAGCGTTACCTGATTTCTCGTGGACGGTGTGATACCGAAACCAGCGAATACGCTGCTCGGCGTTGAATTTATATCCTCAACGATCTGCTTACGGATATTGTTTGTTTTAAACGTGATCGAAATCATTTTTCATTCTCCTTTTTTGTTTTTTAGAATTGGGCTCCGTCGCATTCTGTCACGCGGCGGAGCCGCTTTGTGTTTCGCTTATAAAATGTTGATCGAGTTTATAAGCGTCGTTCTTGCCTCGCGAACTTCTGCGAGTTTCGCGGGGGCTGCCTGCTCGACCGCTGCGAGCTTTACGGGGATTTCCCCAAGTATGTCTGCAACGGTCTCTTTGAGAGCGTCTGCAGTCATACCCTCAGTTCCCTCGAGCGTTACGGAGAGGGTCGCGAAGCCGCCGTTTGAAGTTGCTCCGAAAGTTACACCCTTTTTCGTGAGATTGCCGTTGCCCGAAGAATAACCGACACCGAATGTCTGGTTGCCGTCAGCGTCGAATAACTTCAACGCGTCCGGATCGTACTTCTTCAGCATTTCAATCTCCTCTACCGTGAGGGAGCTTGTGACGACGAGAGCGTCACCGAGAACAGTAATGCGCATTCTTTTTTCCTCCTTAAATATATATTTAGGCACTTAACCTACTCTTATTAGTCCACCAAAGGACGGTTTTATTGCGATGCTTCCGAACTCCGAAAACGTCGGCTCCGTGCAATTATACACGTAAGACATGGCGTAGCCGTCCGAAATATCATCGTTATCGAGCCTCCATTCTTCTTCATCTCCACTTACGTAGAGAATTGAGTAAAGCTCACCGAATTCTGTGTTATTGTGGATTGCGTGATAGGGCAACAAATCGGGATAGCTTTTCTTGAACTCGTCGAGAATTTTCGTGAGTTTTTCGTCTGCCCAATACAAGGCGCCTATCCATTCTGAGAAATTGATTTTGCCTTCTTTGTCGAATTCTTTGATTGCGTTCTTGTGAAGCTTAAGCTTCCTCATACGGCTTATCGCTTCAGCCTTTTGGCGTTCCTGAAACGTGGTCATTTTTGTTCTCCTTTTTTATAAAATTTTGAAACACCTTTCTGAAACGAGTGCGCGTTGCCGAGAGGTCAAAGCAAGAGGCTGTTTCTGTCTCCGTAGTGTTTCGTGAGAGCTCGTACTCAACGTGGTAGCCCCGGGTGACTACATGTTGGCAGGAGTTGCAGGATTTGAACCTGCGAATCTTCGGACAAAGCCGGAGTGTTTCCGAATGTGTTAACCGCTTCACCAAACTCCTATATGGCGGGCTTAAGGTCACCCGAATCCGCACATCCGATTATGCACAATGTGATAACGGTGCACCTCCACATCGTGCGCTGACCCAATCGGCGTGACGTCAGTTTGTACTGTCCTCTGAATAGCTAATTCAGAAACTGCATACACTTTTCGTCAGTTTTGCTCGTAACGGCACTGGTGCACCCTACAGGACTCGAACCTGTCACTTCTGACTAATCACAGCACTCTCCCAACTGAGTTAAGGATGCATAGGAAGCGAGCGACAAGGGCGTCCCCCTGCCGCCGCCCGACTTTATTAGACAATTGCGGTGTTCGCCCCGCTACTTCTTAAGCAGATTGTCGACTACTTGGCACGAACTTCTTAAGGTGAGTTTGTGTCCTATCATACCTATTTACAAACCTCGCGTTTTGCGCTGCGGTGCGTGTTGCCGCGTTGCTCCTCAGGGGTTGAACCTGTCACCTGAATCAAGTCAGTGCTCTCCGCGAGCTCAGGAGCCATATCTAACCGGCTTTAACGGGAGGGTTGAATGCCTGCTTGAATTTCACAGTATGAAGGAGAACGCTCCGGCTGTCACGGAAGAGCCGCCAACTCTGCGTGAATTTCACATGTGGTATGGTATGGTTAATGCTGCTTAAACACCACCGCTTCTCCTATGCGGAGGTTCCAGCAATTCTGTAAGCCTGATACACATTCGCCGCAGTATCCGCTGCAGCGGAGGGCTTTCGACGGGATTTTTGCGCTCCCGTCGCGGAGTTCAACGTAACTCATCGGCAGGCGATACGGATTTAGCGGTATCCATTCGCCCCACGCCGACAAGACGATTGTCAAATTTCTTGGGAGTTCTTTATGCTCGTCAATGTATTCGTTGACGAGTTCGTACTTTTTTGTAAACACCAAGAACTTTACTTCGCGATGCTTGATTGCGAGCTCGACCATTTTCTCGAGATAATACTCATCGACAATATCGCCGCTCGAGTGATAACGGAAGTATCTCACGGGGTTGAGATGCAACCACGCTTCGATATCGGCAAAATATCCATCAGGATCCTCAAGATATCGCTCAAGATTCTGGTGATATTTCGCTCGCGTTTTCGGGAACGCCATTCTTCCTTTGCGAGCGTAACACCCTATGTGGCAGGGCGCGTCCGTTCTGCAAGTCTCTCCGACAGGCAGATTCACGCTCGGTATCATTGCGCCGAGCTTGCTGACGTCTGTCGAAATATACGCTCTTTTATCTCTGACTTGTACCGTGAAATCGCCTCCTTTTTTGTGTAATAGTAATACTGTTTTATTCCAAGCACGCCGTACACCACCCACGCTCCGTGGATGTTTTGTTCGACGAGCCAGATGTCGTTGTCCGTTATCTTTCTCATGACGTCAACCTCATTGCCGTTTCGACTATGTCTTCGACCGGCAACCATTGGTTACGACCGCCGGTGTAGTCTCTGTTTGATTTTGCCGTGCGCATCATTACCGCATTTCTCGGGTTGCCGAATAAGCCGTTGCCCTCGCCGTAATCGAAGAACGGTTCGGTCGTTATGTAGCAGTATTTGCCCGTTTCGGGGTTGAGTATGAAACCCGAACAACCTCTTGTCTGTCCGTTTATATTTATGTTCTTTATTTCAGGTTCGAGGATCGTGTTCCGCAGCATATTGCGGATGTGAATTGAGCCGATGTAATTATTAAACTTAAGACCGGCGCTTGTTTTCATTTCTTGCCTCCAATCTGCTTGAGTATCGTTGTTTTCTTGTGCTGCAATTCGATGAGTTCGTTTTCAAGCCGAGCCATTTTGTCGTCTATATCGACAAAATTGTCGACCAGCGTGTCATACATCCACAGTCCTTCGTGGGAAATGTTGTCGGAATAAACTCCGACATAGTTGCTCAAAAAGTCGCGGGTTTCTTCGACGTCTTTTTCGTTTTCAATGTAAACATAGTAGACATCTTCGCAATCCTTGAACTCTTTTATTCGTTTTAAACCGTTGTCGAAAAACGTGTGCTTGCCATTGTCAAGATTGCGCTCTTGCTCGTAAGCAAAACAATCGTCTTCATCGTCGAATTCTGTGCCGTCATCTGCTATATAAACCGTTCTCATTTTTCTCTCCTTTGACCTTCTTGCCGTCGCACAAACCTCTCACATAAAAGGTGCATTTTCTGCACTGTTCCTGCGGTGTTTTCTGACAAAAATTCATCACTTTGAATAAGTCAGATATGTTCATGTTTAAAGATTGCATATCGCCCTCACCGCCTTGTTTATATCGCTCGGAACGCCGGGCAAGCAATTTGTTTTTTCGTACCCATAACCGGAAGGTTCTTTGACGTAAAACTCTCCGTCAACAACTCTGAAATAATACGACTTTCGGCAATTTCTGATGTAGAAGTTTTCTACGCCGATTTTCTTTCCGTCCACATACTTGCAGTTCGCGTCGAGCCTATAAGACCCAAGTTTTCCGATGTATCTTCCGTTCAAGCACCCTTGCTCGAATACAAATCCGCGGATAACGAGTCTGTCGAAATCGGTTATATCGTCAAAACCGTTCGGGTATTTCAGGAAAAATGTGTTATCCGACGTGAACCAGAATATCCCTGCTCTGCGGCACTCTTTGTAAGTGCAGTCGGTTCGATTGGCTTGAGCAGCGTCGTTGTACGTACATCTCGGCTTATAAGTTTCAACTATTGTCTTTGTAGTTGTCACGATTTTCTCGCCTTTTTCGTTTGTGGAGTCTGTCTTCTTTTGGTCGACTTTTCTGTCCAACAATCTGTCTCTGTAGTACCAGCACCCTACGCAACTCTTTGCTTCCTGTTCAGCGAAATGTTTTTCTTCTTCGCCGCGCTTAACCATCGCTCCGCAGTATTCGCATCTGCCCATACCGACGCGGGCATCGTTCCTGATTGCTTTAATATCGCGGTCAAATATCCTGCGACCGTCGACTGTGTTGTACTGGTTGTCAAACAGATAATTGGTTTCGATTTCTATCCACTTATTTGTGGACTTTTCGAGGGCTTCCATATCAACACCCCCAAAACTTTATTATCTGTTCGGTTATCTTTGCGGCTCCGAGGCTGAGCACGGCGCCTATGCAGTAGGCAATTACTGTTCGGGTATAATATCCGAACATTGAGTCAGAACTTGATTCAATTTTACCTACAGAACCTACGATGGCAATTATGCAAAGAATGCATATTGCAATCATCAAAATTCTTGCGATTTTTAATAATACGGTTGCTGTTTTCCCCATACCACTTTTCTCCTTTTTGGCGATTAGATTTTAGAACAGATGTTCGTTTTTGTCAATTGACATATCGAACAAATGTTCGTGTAAAATTTCTACGGTTTGCACAAATTTTAGGCGAGTGCCGCCTGAAGCGATGTCTTGAGCTGCAGAGAACTGAGCATATCCACGAAAGTTTTACTACGCTCAACGAACTCTTCTGTTGTCAGGTCTGAATTCAGATATAATTTTGAAATTGCCATTGAAGTTTCGACATCGTTTCCGACATACAATGGAACTGATCCGTTCTCGTACATCGAGTCTGATTCAAGCGTTAGATATGCCTCCGATACGCCGGTAAAATCGCTAAGAGTTTTTATAAATCTCGGCGAACAGAAGTGCGTTCCAGCTTCGATGTTGGCTACATAGCTTGAAGCATAACCCATAGAGACGCTTAATGTCTGCTGAGTAAGACCTAAGAATTCCCTCACCTTTTTAACTCTGAGCCCTCTTTCGAGACCGTTTTCAACTCTTTGCGTCAAAACTCTTCTTCTTTCTTCGACAGACAAATTCTTGAGAGCTCTAAGGTCAACGTCGCCAGACGCTCTTTTTGCCTTTTCTGCTCCGTCAGGTTCGTCAATGATTGCGTATACCTTGTACGTTTCATTGTCTTTTTCGATCTGGACTTTGCGATTGTCCTTCGAAAACTGGTTTAAAATTGCCATTGATTTTCTCCTCCTTAATCTTGGCATTAAAAAAAGAACCCGTTTGGGTTCTGGCGGTTTATTTAAAACTCGGCTTTTATTGCGTACCGAGTACGATGGCTCGCGTGCAGCTTAGCTGCCGGACGGATTAGAGCCGGGGCTGGCTCATTGACCCTACGCCCGCCAAACGCTTATATATTAGCCGTGACGGAGATTCGAACTCCGATATCACTTTGGCGTAATTTTCATATTAGGTGGTCAAACACGATTTACCATATCATATTTGACTAATTACGGTTTCAGCGTTTTTAATGTTTTCACCGGTTCGGTGAAAGTGAAACTTGCTTTATTTAATCTTGCAAAAAGTTTAAGCAAGTTTTAAGTAAAGATTTGTGAATAATTATGCAGGATTTATGCATAACGAATTTCCTCAAGGATTTCCTCGAGTTCTTGTGAGTCAAGTGCCTCGCCCCGTTCGGGTATAATTTGCTGTTCCATATCTGATTATGCACCTGATTTCTTGGGGAGTTTTCTACCGTTTCTGAAAAACGAATTCAGCTCCATTGCCAAATCGTATGCTTCTTCTTCGGTGAGTGTTATGCCTTTGAGCGGTACTCCTGCATCCCAACGCCTTATATCAAAGCGCGGGTCTAAATCGTCGCCCCATTGGACTATGTTTAGTTCTTTGGTTATCGGAGCATTTTTGTTGCCGAGCGTTGCGAGCTTCTCTATAATTTCAAAATCTGCGTCGTAGTACATATCGCAC